TTATGTAAGAATAAACTATTACATTTGTATCAAAGAAAAGAACTAATAATAACAATTAAACATTATGGAAACAAAAAGAACTTATACTATTAAAGTGAATAGAAGCAAAAGAACCTACACTATTCGAGTTTTTGAAAACGGTAAATTGATTAACATATACCGTTCTACCGTTCAAAGCAAATCAGATTTTACGGAATTTTGGACGGAAAGCGATATAATAGCTTTTCTAAAATATACAAATGATTATTATTCTATAAAATGATATATAGATATGAAAACGAAAGAACAAATAACGGAATTTGTTGCTACAGAATTGAAGCACGGAAATTCCGTTATTATAACAACTTTGGGTACTGGTGGTAGTGGATTAACGCTATTGCAGGGGGATTGCATAGAATTTATCGAGGAACTTAATATTTATTCTTTTGATGGAAAAGTAGAAGGGTGTTTGGATATAATGGAAAGCGAATATATAGAAGAGGTGAGCGAAATATATCAGTTCTCCGGGGGAAATGGTTACAAAGTGCAAATTTTGACTTATTAATAAAACAACTGACTAAACTAATTTTTAAACAAGGTGCGCAAACCTTGACAAAACGCGGTAACATTATGACAACTACAGCTAACAACAGCGAAAGCAAAGTATTAGTAAATGGTATTGGTTTTTCTGGATGGTTTTATAAATTTCTTAGAGAAGAAATTAAAATAGGCAATCAAATTTTATATCCTGGTAGTTATGAATTTGATTATCTAATAAAATTAGATGACGGGTGCAAAAATGGACATTTAACCTTTTCATTTACCGGAAGCATTAAGATAAAAAAGAACAACGGGCGTTATTATGATTACATTTCCGGCGCAATAGGTGACATTATCAGCCATTTCAAACCTGAACTTTCTATGTTTGAAAAGCTACATTTTTGCAACCATTTAGGGCAACCCACGTGTATAGATGATATTCGTTGTCATATCAATGAAGGCAAAACAGACAAGGAAATATCAGAAATGTATAATATTTCTGATATGAAAGCAATTAAGATATTGCGTAACGCTTCAGATAATAAAGATTTATTTTATTATTTGGTTTTTCGTTTGGGTGTTGCCGAAAATTGGGGAAATTTAGCCGGTGAAGCTATTCAAGAAATAGAGAAAAGGAGGAAATGTAAACTAAAAATAGAAGGAAAAGATTGTGTATATAAACAGCTCTCAAAAGAAGATTGTGAAGTATTGGAAAATTTGTATCAATTAGGATATGCTTCTAATGCACAAAAGGAATTAAGGGACAAAGCAAGAAAAGAAGATCAAAAACAAAAGGAACTAAAAGAGATTGAAGAGCAAAGAAACAAAGCTATTTCAAAAGCGCAAAAAGAATACGAAGTTAAAAAGGCGGTTGTTTCTTTCGGTATAAGTTGGATCAATGTAATTTTTTACGATCATAGTAACAAACTTTGTTTTAATTATTCGGATTGCTATAAAAAGATTCCTTCTGATTTGATTAACGAATTTATTTGTACAAATGTATTGCCTGAAGACATTGATATTATAAATGAAGATAAAGGGCGCTAAGCAAAACGCCTTGTATATTAAGATAATAAAGTTTTACAAACAAATAAAATATTATGGTTATGGAAAAGAAAGATAATTTTATAAAAAGATATAATTACGTAAAAGATGATATTATAAGGCGTTTAGATGAGGCGTTAATTAAAGCTATTGGCAATGAAGTGATTGAATTTGATAAATTAGAGGATAATCATTTAGACGTTTACCCGTTAATTAGTGCGGTTTTAAAGAAAGAGTTAGATTGCATTGAATACGGTGGTAATGATACAATTTGCCGTAAAATAAAGCGTAAATCAACTCAATATAAAAATGATTATAGAATTTGGCACGATTACGCGGGTGATTACAGAACAAAATAATATAATGAAGGAACAATAAAGTTATAAATACCTTGTCTGTTCCTATTTTGGACAAACCACACAACAAACAATAACTGATTATCAATAATTTAAAACATTTATAAGATTATGAAAGCAACTAATAATACAGACACTTTATTTATGGATATTTTTGTAGAACTGTTTGCTATCGCAAAGGTTTATTTCGAGGAACTTTTTAAAAACGCTGATCCAGGAACGTACACAATAAAAGATATCTATGCTTTTATTGAAAAGAATATAGAAGCAACAAAAGAAGGTAAATTAACAGGCGTTAACCCTTATTTTTCAGATAGGTATAAAAAAACTTTGGAAAAATCACCGTATTACACTAAAGTAAATTCATTTGAAAAATATACAATATCTTACCTTTGCCGTGTAACGGATAACATTGTTTCTATTGAAAAAGAAAATTTTAAGTGTAGCTTTGACATTATTAAAGTGTTTGAATATCTGGAAAGGTTTAAAAAACTATCTGGAGCAAAAGACAAATTAGAGTTTACAAAAGAAACCGAAATAAAAGAAGGACAAAAAGCGACTTCTTTTGAAGTAGAATTAAGTAAAGAGGATATAAAATCTTTAATATCTGTAAAAACAGATAAAAAGAACATTGAAAATCGATATACAGAAAATGCGGTACATTTGTCGCTAACAGATAGTACGATATATGCAACGGATTGTTTTGTGTTGAAAGCAAAAAGAGTTGATACTAAAAATGTTTTGGGTGAAATTAAAGATATATTAATACCGTTTGACGTACTTAAAAATATTGGCGCGGGCAAATGCGAATTTACAGTTATCGAAGAAAAGCAAAAATTTGAATACGAAGAAGAAGAAAAAACAATATATAAAGTTGCTGTAAAAAACACAGCTACAAATAAAATAGTATCTTATTCTTTCAAAAAGGTAGAAAGATTTTATAACTACAAATCTATTTATCCAGAACTATACAAGGAAATGAACATTTGCTTGAAAGATACAAAATCATTTGCAGATTGCATCAAAACACAACAAAAATTATGTAAGGAATTTGGGTTATCTTATTTTATGATTCAAGTTATCAAAGGATCGAAGAAAATAAAAGTGATTACATGTAACGAGGTATACGACATAAACGATGATTACAAATTTTCTGAACTTTCTTTTGAGTTGAAAGAAAGTGCTGAATTTTCAGGAGATTACTTCTATGTGTTTGGTAAGATTTTAAAATGTTTAAATGATTGGAACGGTAATTTATATTTTGATGAGACAAAGCTATCTTTCGGAATAAAAGCGGTTGACACATGCTTTTGTATAGGTGCACTGGATATCAATAAATATTTTAATAAATATAGTATTGTCACTATCAAACCGGATAAACTAACTAAAATAGAAATTGATGCTATTTCTGAACAAAGCAACAACAATGTTTCTTTAGATAATTGCGGCAAGCAAAAAGAAACGCCGAAAGAAGGTGATTATGTAGAATTTAATCTTTCTTGCAATGTTGATGCACCTATTTATACTGGTCTTGTCACAAATGATCCAGGTTTAGGTCTTGTTTGTGTTGTTGATGGACAAAAGATTGAAGTTAGGAAAATGGTTAATTTAAAGGTTTTGAAGCCAAAAGAAGGCAAAACGGTATCACCTATCCAAAGTGAAAAAGAAAGCTCTTTAAACGATAAAGAAAGAGGTGAAACAAAGCAAATAGAAAGGGATAACTCCATACAACCAAAGGGAACAAAACCTACCATGCAATACACAGACGATATGTTAGAACTTGTTTCTCTTGATTTAAATTCCATGACGTATGTCGTAAATGGAGATATAGGAACGGCAAAGAATATACAAAGCATTGTCTTGTATGACGAAATAGGGAAAATCGTTGTTTCTTGTGATGATGGGAAAAAGATAGAATGCCAGTTTGACGGAGAAAGTATTTTACAAAGCGTTTTAAAAGAAATGTAAAATACATGGACACAAGGAAAGGTAAAACTTTACGCTATATTTCTAAAGACGGAGTAAAGTTTACTACATGGAAGTATAGTGCATGTGAGTATTGTTTCTATCTGGATAAAAAAACGGATATTGTGAAAACACTTTTGCTTAGCGATTCAGAAAGAATGCAAGGGTTTTTCTATAAGGGTTATTTTGTCAAAAACATATTAAAGCCTCAAAAGCAAAAGTTCTTGCCAGGTAACTTTTATCAGTTCATATACAAATTGGTATATGTAGGTTACAAGATGGAGAACGGGAAAAGATTAAAGATGTATCAATTAAAACAAATGGCATTTTACCCGGAAGTTCGGTAAGAATAGCTACCTTTACCTTAACAAAAGTGGAAAACTCATATTTGTCGTAATGTTAATTTATGTTATTATTAATATTTAGTAATTAGTTTAGTTGTTGTCCCTGTCGGTACGTGATGTATAGGCAGGGACTTGTTTTGTATCTCTTTTGTTGTAACTTTGCCGGAAACAAAACATTAAAAATTCATCAATATGAAGTTACAAAAGTCTGTTAGCAAGACTTCTATTCAATGTGAAGGCTGTAAATTTATAAACGAATGTCCCTATCTGGATAAATCGGAATGTTTTCAGTTCAATAGTGCGGAAATTACAAAATCAAATCTGGAGGATATAGATAATGAAGAAACAGAAAATTAATCAGGAACTAAAGTCGTTCCCCCAAATAGGGCAAAAAGATTTCCTCGAAATAATAGAGAACGCGCCAGAGGTAATACAAACAGCCTCTAAAGAGTTAAAAGACGCTTTTGTCGCGCTTGAAATGGCGGAAAGGGCATTGTCGGAATCGCCCCAAAGGTTTTTTGTTTTTGAAGGTAGCCAAGGGGAAGAGTTTACGGCCGATCTTAAAAGTTATTCCGCAAAAGGTTTCGTTATCCGACATGGAGGAACGAAAACAGCAGCAGAAAAGGCACAACGGCAAAAGGAAACATATATAATACCTCTCATAGAGGATATAAGGGCAAAAAAAGCTGTTTTCAATGACATTTACCGAAAAGAAATGCTTTCGTCTGTTACGCCTGATATCCTTTCCTATATCGTGAAACTATTCGGAGAAATGAACGGCGTCGAAGATGTCCAGAAAATCCTAAAACAGGAAAAGAAAATCAACCTGACACAAAAGGAACTTCTATCTATCTTCGCAAGAAAAAAAGCGGAAATAGAAAGCAAGCGTGCCGTGTTTCTTGCTTCGTCCAATCAATACAAGGTCGCAACGGAAGCTGGGAGACTGCAAATCATCAACTCCATTATCATAGACCTACAGGGAAGGTATCACAAGTACCTGGAAGAAGGTTTGGAGGATAAGGCATTGATCTTTGAAAGAGAAATAAGAAATATGCTTGAACAAGCCAGGAAAGAAGTAAAGGGAAACGAACTAAAGCTGACTGTGGACGGAAAGATAGATATTACGGCCACATTACATGGACAGGAAAACGTTTCACGTGTGTTCCGTACACTTCCCATCAATTCGATTATAATCGGTCTTGTCGCTGCCAAATCCGGTCTTGATCCTACAGTATTGGTACATCAGCTTGCTACAAGCTATTATAAAGACTTTAACGGCTTCAATAAGATGATCCTCGGTAGGGAAAAGATCATGCTGCCAGGCGACCTGATCCGTGCTGCCAATTGGGACGAACTTGAACAGCAGAACCAAAAGTTCTTGGATGAAATGTCACCTTATGAAGTACAGGAGGCTACCTATTTGGATGATGAAGTGAAATTGTCTGTAAAAGAACGCTTGAAAGCTCTTAAACTCAAATAAGAAATGACCATTAAGGACAGGAAAATAAACGTGTATCTAAACCGCCTGAAAAGGTTCAATGAGCTTTGTCCCAAAAACGGTTTCTATTGGGGAGGACTGCCCATTACACCCATTACAGATAGAAATATAAAGTCCAAACTAAGGGAAATGGAAGAGGACGAAATAGGAAGGAAATTGCAATGGCTGGAAAGAGGAATAAAACTTTTGGAAGGACAGAACCAGGAGAATGACGGAAGAAAGAAGCTGCTACCGGAACTTAAAAGGTATCTTGCAAGAATAGAAAAAGGAGGAAAGGTAAAAATAAGCCCCTCTGTAAAGGTTTTTCTTGTGAACACAGGACTAAGAGCAAGTTTGTCTCTTTTAAAAAGAGAAGGGCAGGAATGGATATTGTGTGATTACAGAGGAACAAGGATAAAAATGAAAATGCAGGAAGAAATATTGCAAAAAGAAATCCTGTTTAGACTGAAAGCAAGGTTTGATCCTTCCATCCTTCCAAACAGGAAAACGGTTTTCAGAGCTTACGATTAAAGCATCCTATTTTGAATCTTTAGGGATTATCACTACTTTTGTTGTGTCCTTTTGAAAAAGCAATGTTTCTTTTGGTTTTTCTGTAGGAAAAATAGAAATTGGAATACTCTTCTTTTCGTTATACATACTTTAAATATTTTGTTTAAACAAAGAGAAAGGGAGCAGAGAACCTACTTGATTGTTTGAGTTCAAAGCTCCCTTTCATAATTAATAACGTAATTTACTAACAACGAGAATGTTAGATGCCTACTCTATTAAGGATTTTCGGCTTCCTCCTTGTTAGAGATTTAATTGATATAATTTAGGATAGGCTTTTATTTTTCTTTCATTTCCACCTCCTTTCCGGTTAATAGGTTAGACAAATCGAATTTATACTTTTTTTTGCAAATTATACAGGAAAATCTTATTCAATTGTGATATAAATTTCTTCACCAGTAGAAGAAAGTTTTTTGTACACCTTTTCAAATGCTTCTTTAATGTTGGTAAGCTGTCCTTTAATGGTGTTGTACCCTACACCTATACAACCTTCTACATTGTCGGCTGTAGCGGCGCAATGCAATAAAATTCCAGAGAACGCTTTTACTCCTTCTAATCTGGGTACTCTGCCTTGGCAAACATCCATATAGAATTGTTTTTTACTGAATTTAGGTGACACTACATTCATAAGAACTTTATAACGACCAGAAGGGATAGCTGTTTGTCCGTATATTTTTTTTGATTTTATCTCTTCTTCCGACATATCTTGGGACAATCCTCTGTCCGTATCTTCTATTGTATTGCAAATAAATTCGTCATCAATATAAAGACAGCCAATAGTGTATTTTTCTTTTTTCCAATTTCTTTTTACTTTTATTTCCATAACCAATTAATTTATAATATGTCAATCAAATTATTTATTGAAAATTTTTCAAAATCTTTTATACCGAACTCATCTTCTATCAAGGAATTGATGTAGTCTACATCTTCATATCTTTCTGTTGCAATCAGATTGTTTCTTAATCCCAATAGGTAATTAAGTCTTACAGAATCAATTCTGGAATTGACATAAAGCAAATGATTCTTTAGGTTTTTGACCCTAAGTAGAAGGATAACGACAGCAACCAATAGGAATGCTGCCACAACTGAAAGTATTATTGTCGTCAAATTCATATTTTTATCGTTTATAAGCCACTTTCTCTAACTCTGTTATATTCATATCGTCTGGTATTGTTTTGGATCGTTTGTAACGTCCTCTTTCAATCCTTTCGATGTATCCTGCCTTACAAAGATAGGAAATTGTTTTTCTAAGCGTGCCAGCAAAGAACAAAGTATGTTTTGCAAGGTCGTAAAACTCAAAAGGGCGATCTATTGAATTGATAAGCAATGCCAACTTTTGAAACTTTGTATTTCTTTTGCTCATGTTGATATAGCTTTTATGTAGTTAAAAATCGGGAAAGATTATTTTCCCAAACCGTCTTTCCCTTTAGAATCATCTAACTTAAATTACTATGGAAAATACAAAAACTGTTTCTTATTCGTCTGTTTTAATGTATTCTTCGATTTCCGTTAATGTAACGGCTTTAATTACTAATTCATCTCTTGTGGGAAGAAAATCGAAATATTTCTTTACGATCTTGATCGCTTCCACATCTGACGCGGATTGAACCATTAAAGAAACCTTTTGCATTCTGATTTTTCCTTTAGGTGTTTCTTCCGGGTAAAGAACATCAACCTTAAAGAATTTGCCAGCAGAATCATCTTCTATCACTGTGTAAAGAGACAGTTCCCGAATAGGAGATATCTTTATTTCCTCTTCTGTTTCTTTCGTTCCCCATTCTACGGACACTGCTTCTGCTTCTGTATAGGTGTAACCTCTAATTAGAAGATGTCTCTTTACTTGGATTCTTGGAGGTTTGAAACCGTCCGGGTTATCCGTCCAATAATTTACAACTGATTCAAAGTACATAATGTTACTCTTTAAATAATGATTGAACCACTATCCCTTTTGTATAATCACACTCTTTGCTTCCTTTAGGAAGAACAACGAAGTTTTGGGAAGGGTCGTCTGTTTTAAGATTAAAAATAATTTCCGGCAGTGGAAGGAAGTTTACTTTTTCTATAAAAAGAAAGTCTTTCGCTTGCTTACTATCTTCGGAAAAATCATAAGAAAAAAGCGGTATTCCTTCCGATTTTAGAACTGTGATCCAGTCTCCCCACATATCCATTAAAAGAAGTCCGCTTGTGGCTCTAAAACTGTCGCCTGTGTTCAAAATACATTCTACAACATACGAGTAGTCATATTTTACAGCTTCCGAAAGACTTCTTCCAAATTTATGGGTGTTTTTCAAAGAAACAGTCAATGCGAGCTTTCCTTCTTCTTGAATCTGGTCACATCTCATTGCTTGCTTTTCACTGTCTATAGCAATGAAAGTATTCCCTACGATCCCATCAACTATGTTCATCTTCCTCCGTTTTATCTTTGCTGGGAATTAAAATTACCGAAGGAACACCGTTGCATCCTTGATTGACAGGTATTTCATTCCATTTCCCACCTGTAATAGCTTTCACTTTCAGAAAAACATCTAAAGGAACACTAAGTGTAAGCGGTTGCGGCTTGTAGGAATGATCTCTTTCCCATTTTGCCACTTGAAGTTCTACATTTGTCTTTATCGCTTCCATTGAAGGAAGGAAAGGAACAAGTTCTTCTATCTTGTCAGCCGAAAAAAGGGTTACTTTCCCATTCTCATGAGGTACAATGATGTACAGTTTAGTCTTCTTTTTCTTCATCTCCTTTTTCAAAATTTTCACTCTTAAAATAAATGTAACTATCAAACATTGAATTAACCGTGAAACACGCTACAATAAACATGATTGTTATGCAAATCCATCCACATATTCCCATAATCTAAAAAATTTAATTGTTGCTTTTAATGCTGCAAATGTAAGAATATATTATTACATAGCGAGGTGAAAAGTGTAAATACTTGTTAAAAGTAACATTTCAACGCCATTCCACCTTGCATGTTTTGTTACTTATGGAGGTTAATATCCGCATTGATGTGACAATAAACCAATTCTTCTTTTGCTCTTGTAATTGCCACAAATTTAAGACACTCTTCTGCATATAACGCTTTAGGTGTCTTTGCATATTTGGACGGAAGTAACTCTGGATTCAAAAAGAAAACACGGTTAGCCTCCAGTCCTTTGCTTTTGTGAATAGTGGATAGGATGATGCCTTTGCTATCGCCAGAGAAAACGTTTCTGACCTTTTCTTTCAAAGAAGAAAAATTTTCTTGATACGATTCGTACAGCAATTCCACAATCTTTACTTTTTCTTCCAAAGAAACGTAAGACGGATGGTTTTTCACAAAGGCAGGATTAATGCCTCTTTCTATGAGTTTTTGTTCTTTGTCGTCCAATAGAAGATACATATCATCAAGACTATTTTGATTTTCCATCAGACGGCAAATATTTTCCCCAAAATCACGTCCCATTATAGATGATTTCTTTCCTACTTTAAGAAATTGCAAAAAAGCTACCACTAAAGGAAGATTATTCCGGCACAAAACGAAATCCCCGTTAGTAGCTTCACTTAGTTCACCTTCTCTGACAATGCCTTCTTTTGCTCCTTCCGCGCATTCCGTTCCAGGGAATACCTTATTGGCTTCTTCAACTATCCTTTTGCTGCATCTGTATGTGACAGAAAGAGGAAGTGTAATCGTGTTAGGGTTATTTTTTAGAGAATTGAATACATTCAAGTCGCTACCCATGAAGGAATAGATTATCTGTTTTTTATCCCCAACAGCGATGAATCTACCTCTTGCCTTTATTAAACTTTGCATGATTTCTTTTTGTAATAGAAAGGTGTCGTTTGCTTCGTCCATCATCACAACATTGTATTTCGGAAAACTTTCCGGTTCTAAGAATGTGTAAGGAATCCAAAGCATATCCACAAAATCTATTTCAAAAGCAAGATTGTTGTTTATCCTTGTACAATCATTTCTCCATGCCTTTTCAATTTTAAGAAGGTCGGGAATCATTTCTTCTTCGTAATCCAGATCAAATTCTATTGTAATAGGAACAATGTTTTCTTTGTTTATCTTGCAAAGAGACAGTCTTACTTGCTCCCATAATGTCTGGAGCGCAAAGAAATACTTCATTCTTTCTTTAAATTCCATCTTTTTGTATTGGAACAGCTTCGTGCAGAGTTTGAAACATTTGCCGTCATTCACTTTTGCCTTGAACCGGAAATTTTTCATCATTGTACGAAGTCCCAGTGCATGGAAAGTATAGCAATCGACATAATAAGGAAGTTTTGATCTTAGTTCTTCCGCTATGCTCTTGTTGAACGCCATAAAAAGACAAGACTTGTTTTCCGGCGTGCGATTGCATAACTCTTTGAGCGTTCTGGTTTTACCTGAACCGGCCGTCGCATCAATCACTATGTTTTTGTTGGTATTTTCGTAAGCATCAAAAATAGCCAACTGATATTTACTCCATTTCATAACATCTTCTTTTCGTTTGCTTCTGTTATCTTCTCAAATAATGAATCCATTCGTAAGATTTCCTTACACCCAAATATTCATCATCATATTCATTGTCATATGCTTCCCTCTCAAAAGAAATGTTTCTGTAAGCCTCATGGGAATCTTTGTATTGAATTAATCTTACAAGCCATTCTATCCCATACCACAAATAGAAGAACACTACAAGAAGTTCTATTTGTTGCTTTAAATGGATATTCTCATGTATGATCGTTATCATTCCTAAAGGCTCGTATTCTCTCCTTGCAAAAATGAAAGGAAATAGAGTGATTGATATAAATCCCTTAAAAGGAATCAAGTTATTGTAAATGATTTTCTTTTTCATACTCTTTAAAATTTTTGTAATTAGCCATGTGGTCTGCAATGAAATTGCCACATACAATAGGATCATTGTAGTCTTTCTGGTGGCTTCTTATCCATTTTACGGAAACACGAAGTTTCCTATGCAGCATCATTTCCGAAAATATGGCATCCCATAAATCCTGGTTTTCTACATGAAGGTTCTCCCTTGCCCAGTCAATGAACTTGTGTCGAAACTGATTGGCAACATACTGGCTGTCAATATAGAAGGTTGCCTTTACATTCAGATTCTTTTTTATCGCTCGAAGTGCAAGAAGAATCGCTTCCGTTTCTCTTCTTCCTGTCGTAGTATAGGAACGTCCTTTGGTTATATGATATTCCTTGTCTTTCCATTTGATGTAAACGGCAGAACCTCCCAGTTTTTTGGGATGGTTAGCATTGCAACTTCCATCCGTCCAAACCTCAATGATCCGTGTTCCCTTTCGTTTATCGCTCATTCTTATACTTTTGAAGGATCATAAGACTGGTATCGTCTTGGAATCCTTTGTTTAACATGTCCGTAACATCTTTCTTCCCTTTTAGCATCTCCCACAAGTCCTGGTCAATCGTTTCCGGCGATAACAGGTATTGAATTGTAACTGGATTCTCCTGTCCGCTTCTTTCCAATCTTCCTATAACCTGCACAAGGTCGCTCGGACGCGGAGGAAGCTCTAAGATAGCCATATTGGAACAGACCTTTTGAAGTCCGTCTACACCAGTACCAAGACAGCCTATATTTGCGAAAAGAACTCTTTTGTTCTTTTCCAAGGTGAACTTCTGTAAAATTTCATCCCTTTTCTTTGTGGTAGTGCTTCCTGTAATGAGAAGTCCCTCCTTAAACTCTTCGGCTATCTTTGTAAGGATTGCGGATTGTGAGGCAAATACCAAAAGTTTTTCTTCTTCGTTTGCCTCCAGCCACTCTTCCACCCATTTTTTGATAGCTTTTATCTTTCCTTCTAAGGATAATTGCTTTAATGTCGAGAGTTTTACAAGGAACTCTGCCCTTGCTGCCTTGTCAACTTTTTCCTGATCTTTGAACTTATCCTCTATGAATTGTAAAAGGTCAGAATCTGCTTTTTTGTAAGCTCTTTTGTTTGTAATCTCGCATTCCACAACATTTTCCGAAATAGGAGGAAGTTCTTTCAAAGCATCCCTCTTGCTTACCTGGAAATAGCAACATTCTTTCAAAAGCCGGTTCAGTTCCTTGATATTGGAAGCTCCTGATATGTCCATGCCAAAGTTCGTTTCCTTCATATTGCAGTATCTTTCAAAAAAATAATGATGATACTGGTCGTCTGGTGTAATTTCCTTTATCCTTTCTATTAATATTAGGATATTTAGAAGCTCTGCCGGACGGTTCATGATAAGTGTTCCTGTAAGCCCTATCACGGAAGGAACTTTATGCGCCAGTTTCTTGAAAGACTTGCTTCTGATGGACTTTCTGTTTTTGAGAAAATGGATTTCGTCTGCTATCACAAGGGAGAATGATTTCTTTTTCATTCCATCTAATCTTATTTCAAGAGATGTTTTACCGTTTTCTTTTGTGACCCTTTTCCCAAGTATGTCATAGTTTATCACTATTACGTCTGCTTCAAAATCTTCCGGTGGGGAAGATGTGGAAATGATGGATACCCGTCTATCCGGGTTCGTTTCTTTCCACTCTCTTAACCAACCGGATTTTACAGAAGCCGGACAGACTACCATACAGGGGAAAAGATCAAGCATTTCAGCATAGAAAATAGCCATTTTTGTCTTGCCGCACCCAACCCCAGAACCATTTATATGATTTCCATGATTGACTGCATAATGCAAATAGTCCATTTGATAGCTTCTCGGCTTTTTTAAAAGAGGAAGATTCTCTATCAATAGTTCTATATCCTTTCGGGATAAAAGTTCCTTAAAAGGCTTTATTTCGGCTTTGCAGCCGGGACGAACTATTGATAGAGGATTGGCTTCTTCTATTTCATTGTCGGAAACAAACTCTTTTAAAAGGAAATCTTTTGCTGGATCGGATTTTATGTATATTTCCTTATTGGTAACGTTGCGTTTAAAGGAGGAAATCAGTTTAAGGTTCTTGTAAACTGATTTTTCCAAAGCACCAAAATACCAATAGTCCTTTTCTCTGTAATAATACATAATCAGTTGAGTTTTATGTATTTGCCTGGTAGCTTTAGATTCTTTAGAATTTCATCTCCCTTTTCTCCATAAGCCACAAAGCAACTATCTGTGCCAGGAGATCCACCTTCTTTTCCTGTTTCATCAATAAACCTTATTCTTTTCCTAAGAAAATAAATAGAAGTAGCTTTATCCCAAACACATTCATGAAACATTGAATTTCCTACTCTTGCATAAACAAGAGCTATACCATTCCCATATTCAGACAACTTTTTCATGAAAAGTTTAATCGTAGAATTGGAATAGGGCGGATTTAAAAATACAAAACCTTTCCAATCTTGGGCTAATCCATCGTCTTCTTTAGTAAAACACTTTCTTGCAGTGTACCATTCTCTTTTAGGAGCAGCAGGATCTAAATCAAAATCATTTCCCAATGCTTCAATAATATAAGGAGGTGTGTACCATTCTACTGTTGCCACCTTACCGCCTCCAAATTTTGTTTCAAAGTTTGTATTCATTTCTTTCTGTTGTCTATAAATTCAAAATAATACTTTCCGTCTCTACATTTGATTTTCTTGATAATGCAAAATCCTCTTATGTTTACTTTTCCGTCTCTTTCCAGTTTATCAAATATGATCTCAAAAAGTAGGGAGATAACCTTCTCTGCCTTCCGCATAGAGATGAAACTTCTGGCACTTGTCCTTAATTCCAATTTGTTCAATGCTTTGGTGAAGTTGAAGGCTATCTCCTTGTAAATCTTATTCATTCTTTTCTTCTTCTTTCTTCTCTTCTTTTGTCACTTCAAAATTGTCAGGTAAAAAAACGGAATCAGTAGAACCGTATATTGAATCTACCGGAAAATAAATAGGGTACATAAATGCAATCGCCGTATTGTCATCAATACCTCCAAAATGTTTTTGGTGTTCTGTTAAAACTTCCGAAGAATCCAACGGCTTATCCAACTCTTTCGAAATTTTATGCAAATTAGCCATCATTTTGCCAAGTTTCAAAGGGTCGAGAGCGTTCTTCCAATATGCAAACTGATGCAACGGATACATCGTCATCGCCTCTTTCCAAAAATCCATTTTTGAATAACCTACTTCTTCTATCAATTCCTTTTCCCACTCATCCTCTTGCTTTAGTTCTTCTTCGGTAGGATGATAGATTTCTTTTACTATTTCTTTTATTCGATCTTCACTAAAGAAGAATCCTAATTTCCTGTTCTGTACATGAGGAAACAGCATCCAAGCAAGATACCGATCTTCTTCTATCCCTAAAAAATCAAGAAGTTCTTTTAACCATTTGTTAGGGATAAGCACTGATTTTCTTACAATTTCTTTTTCTTCCATAACTTACCGTTTTTAAATATTATCCTTAATTTTTTCTATTTTAATTGATTTTGTTACATATATGTAAACTACTCCCCTGCCTTTGCCTCCTTTTTCGTTCTGTTTTTGGATTGTCAAGTACAGATCTCCGTCTCCACATACTTCAACTTTTTTCAAGAAGCCTATCATTTCATCTCCTGCTTCGTGTAAAATACGGATCTTATCTCCTTCCTTTAATCCATAATTGGAATCAAAATATTCTTTTTTGATTCTATCAATATTGTCTTTATGATTTCTTATAGCAGATTGCTCTTCGCTCAACAAATGAGCCATTTGTTCTCTCGTCATTTCTTTTTATCCTTATGATTAATAGATTAATTTTCAAACTGATCATCATCGTTAGGATCATAGACTTCTTCATCTTCAAAGTCATTAATCCAATCTTCTACTTCTCTTTCCATCCCATCTTTGTTTCAAACTCTTCCGGTGTCAAAATGAGAACGGAAAGCTCTTTTGCTTTCTTCACTTTTGAAGAAGAACTTTCTTTGTCTTTTGTTACAAGGATGGTCGTGTTCTTTGACACTCCTGAAACGACCTTGTGCCCTTCTTTGGATAATCTTTCTTCCCATTCTTTATTTCTGAATCCTGTAAAGCATACTGATTCGGGATTGTCCGCAAGAACAACATTGTTCTTTACATAAGAGATAGGGAACGGTGAATCTTCAATGATATTAAAGAAAACTGCAAGTCCATTATTAAAAGAAGTGGCAGTAGTTTCAGCAACACCATCAATAGAAAGAAGTGTTTTGTTGGGTAATGTACCGTCATTAAACAAGACTTTTAAATCTTCGTCCGACAAAGAATCAAAAATCATCTGACAAGTCTTTTCTCCTATCACGCCACCGAACACATTATAGGCAGTAAGGATTTTTGCAAAGGAAACTCCATTGTCTGCATATTTATCGAATTGACCTCGTAACTTTTTGGACAATTTCGCTCCTATTCCTCCAATTTGAGACAATTCCTTTTCGCTTGCATTCACAATCTTCTCTACACTATCAAGTCCTCCTTCATAGAATTTTCTGATAGTGGCTTCTTGCATTTCTTCCGTTTCAAGCGTTGCAAAGAAATAAGCGATCTGTTTTATTTTCTTTTCTTTGCAATCAGGATTGATGCAAACAATATCTGTAAGCGTTTCGTCCCATTTTAACGGATTTCCGCAAGAAGGACAAATCATCATACCATCGCACATTTCACGAAAAAGTTCCACACTGTAACTGACCGTTTCCAAATGTTTAGGGATAACATCTCCGCTTCTTGATACGACAATATAAGCATTTGGTGAAATATGATTGTCCGTAATATATTTAGCGTTATATCCGGTGCATCGTGAAACAGTCGCTCCGTCAAATTCCACCGGATCGAATACGATTACAGGTTTCGCTTTACCGTCTTTTGAAACACTCCATTCGATCTTCTTAACTTTCGTCGTGTATCGTTCCTGCCAATCAGGATTCTTATAAGCAATAGCGTAACGCGGATTCCCATTAGGCAACCGTCCGAGGTCATCTCTCTTTTTCTTGTTGTCAACTTCAATTACAAGTCCATCACATTTAAAATTCTTGATTGATTCAAACAAATCGTTTAGATAGGTGAGGGCTGTTTTATTATCATCGAACACGCCGGCAGAAGTTACCCAATACTGTGTAGCATAAGGATCGTAGTCATTGTAAAGCTCTGCAAGCTGCATAGACTTATCCCTGTCGGAATCCATAATGCCATATCTTATATAGGCAGTATTGCCAAGAACCTGTGCGTTGAAATCATCTGCATTGAATGCGCCGGCAACGGCATTCCTTGCACTCTTATATCCAAGAGGTTTTACGTTTTTCAAGAACATGCCGATAGGGATAATTGCTTCTCCAAAAGTAAAACACCCCTTTTTGTTCATAGGATTTCCATGATTTACATAACGGTAATGATCCCTACTATTCTGTCCTTCCGTGCCATCTCCCCTTGTCCAGCAATCATTTGTTGTTTCATCCACCAGCAAAGAAATACCATCATATTTAGGGGTAATCACAATACGGTCATTGGACGACAATTCCCATACGTCCTTTACCCATCTTACAATCTCGTCCACCGTCTTGACCTTTTCCAAAGAAAACATAGGATAAGGAAGTTTCTCCATACGATCCCCTTTTACACTTTCTTCAACGATAGACTTTTTTAGAATATCGCTGTCCGGGAAATACTTTTCCAATCCTTCCTTCATACTGTCATACTCCTTGTCAGACATGATAGGATTCCCTTCTCTGTAAAGCCGATTGGCTTCTACAATTTTTTCTTCCAGTTCTTTCTGGTGTATAAGCATATTTCCTTTTTATTTGATGTTTGATAAGAAAGCTCTTGTATTCTCTATTGTATCACATTTATTCTCCGTTGTAACGTTGTCCCTTTCTCGCATTAATATTTTATATGCTTCTGGAAAGTTATCTTTTAGCTGTTTTTCTGTATTGATGTTTTCCAATGCACATGCTGTACGGTTTTTAGTTTCACTTACCAATTTTATAAGACGGATCACTTCTTCTCGCCAAACCACTATTTCTTGCTCGAATCTAACTCTAAGTATTTTGATATAATTCTCTTCAAACAAGAACGGGATCCCCGTTCCTTTTAGCGGAATAGAACGATACCTAAAAATAAAAGGATCTTCGTCTTCTTCTGAGCGCAGGAAAGCAGTCGCAGCAATTTGTCTAACACACAAACGAGCTATTGTTGTAGGATAACAATTGAGAAAATCTTTCGTTAAGTCGGGCAACATCATATCTATTGCTTTCTGTAAGGCTTCTCCAATTTTGATTAATTGTCTTTGCAATAAAGCATCTGCCTTCCCAGCAAAATGTTTTATTATATCTTTGTCTACTCTTGCTAATTTTGCCATATCTCAAATATTTTTGGTTGTTTTAAGTAATATAATTAGTGCTATAAGAATAGTGAAAGCTCCTATCGCGATCCCTCCCAAAAGATAAAGCATCTTGTTAGGAACAGCTTTCACTTGCTCTTTTAATACTCCATTTTCATGCGATACTTTTGATAGTCTTTCTCTAAGACTTTTTATTACCAATTCAAGACTATCACAAGATGCTTCTATGAAAATGGTATCTCCTTTCTTTTCTATGGAAAGGTTAGCTTGTCCTTTGCTTGTTTCTTTCTTCTCCCCATCTTCCATTTTTGAAGGATTGATTACCATATTGACGATAGAATAGGGGATTTTCACAAGACTATCCGTCATTTCTTTTTCCCAAACTAAAGAATCCTTTAAGGTAAAGGTGTAGTCCGTTTTTGAGGAAACACGGCCCTTGCAGCCTCCCAGTCCTATGGAAAGACAAATAGAAAGACAGGTGATTAACAATACATTCTTTTTCATTTGTCCTTTAAAATTGCTGTTTTTAAAAATCCTGTAATCCCCATTCTAATAGTCTTCTGTTTCCCGTTTTTCAGAATACCTATCTCTATACTTCGGTAATCCCGTCCAACATTAACAGACCTCACTTCAACTTCTTCGCCGGTAGGAAGAACAAGCATCTTTCCCACTACTTTGTCAAGAATACAATCAGATGCTGCGTTCATGAGGTTTCAATACATTTCTAAATAGAATAAAATTGTCATGCCCGAAGGCTATAGATATATGATCGCTTTCTTCTACAAACTTTTCTACGGTAGCCTCCGAATAGGAGGAAAGATTTGTTTTGTTTACTGTACTGGTAACATCATATCCTTCTGCTTCATTCATAAAAAAGTCTCTTGATTTCCCTTTAAAATTTGTAAGAGATAAACATCTTTCTATTTCTCCCTTTGTATTGATTATCACAAGAGTATTCCTTTTTGTTACCCTATGGATATACTTTACGTTTTTATACAATAGATTTTCCATCTTTCCTTATATCTTTACGTTCAACATGTTTCTGATTGCTTTTTCCTTGTAGTGACGTATCTTGTCTTCACTGTTGTCTTTTTTAGAAAGTGCCTTAGACCTTTCCTTCAACACCTTTTTCTTGTCAGAATCAGGCATCATTTTAAACTCGCCTATTGAAAGATTAGGCATTTCTGTGCTCTTTTCTTCCTCATAAGACATTTGTTTTCCGCATTCAGGACAAACTGGAATGTTCATAGGAACAAGTTTTCCGTCACGAAACACATACTTAGGATTCGCAATCGGTGATTTCACTCCCTTTCTGGGACAATTCTCGTTCTCGCAAAAAATTCTTATCATGTTGCAAATTTTTAATTTTATCTTTCAAAATACGAAGGGATTCTTCCACAGATTCAATCCCGCTTTTATTACTTGTATTCTTTTTCAAGTAGCTCAAATCGTGTTCAATCCCTTCAATCCTATCAAGGAAGGAAAGTACAAAAATGTTAAAATACTTCTGATTAGCCATTGTTTTATAGTTTTTGTTTGTTACTTTTTGATGTGGCAAATGTAATAGTTTATTCTTACATGTCAAAATATATTCTTACATTTTCTCGCTTTCCTTCTGCCAATTGTTTAGAGAAGGCATTTCCTTCTTGCGTATTCCGCTATCAAAATTCCGTCTCTATCAGGGTGTTTGTCCTTGATTTCCGGGAACAGCCTTTTGCCTATATCAAGAGACGCCTTTTTCAATTCTTTAGTTCCTGCAATCCCTTTAGGTAGCATTTCTTTTTGCCACTCTTTGGAATCTATAAACATATAAGGAACATCGTAAAGCTCCAATACGGTAAGTTCTGCTTCCAAAGCCCGCATAGCGGAACATGTGGCATCAAACCTTGCCGGATTTTTCATAGGACGTTCCAAGACGGACACACATAATCCGTATTCTTTCAACGCAGAAATTATTTCGGCAAGTGCCGTTACGTTCACCCTTGACACATTCTTCTTTGCTTTTGTGTAATCCTGCCCGAATGTGATAGGTGTTTCCATGAACTCATAATAGGTCAGTTCTTTTCCTACTATGCCTATAGAACCAGTCACACCATTATCTATCCCTATATAAAACTTCGATTCTGTTTTCTTGTTCATTGTTCAATACGGCTTATGCCGTTCTCCTTTACTATTTTAAGCGTTTTGCATGAAGCGTTTTCATTCGAAATATGAGTTGTAACAAGTATAGGAAACTGAATGAACTCCAATGCTTCTATCACGTCATACAGACTTTCTTTCGATAGTCCTTCTGTGATTTCATCAATGGATAGGAATTGCAATCCTCCCCATTTGTTCGTCTCGTTTATCATTCCTTGTATGGCTATAATCAAAGCGATTTCCACCCTTGCACGCTCTCCGCCACTGTAATACCAGAAGTTTTCCGCCTCGTCCCTAACAACATAAGGCGTTATCTCTTCTTTTATATCTCCGTCTGCCTTTGTCTTGAATCCTTCTATAACAATCCTAAGATCGCTGTTTTCTGCTTTCAGAATATTGTTTGCCCGAAGCTGGATATTCTTTAACTGCTCCAATGCAAGATACATCTTAAATGACTTGAATCTTCCTATCCATTCCTTTTTACGAAACATTTCGTTTTCCAATTCCGTCATTTCCTTGTCATATCCTGTAATGGTGGCCGTCATTTCCTCTATCTGCTTTTCCTGTGAGGATGTGTCAATAGAAGAAGGCGCTTCCTTCTCGATTTCTTTTATCTGCTTTTCCAAACGTTTTACATCCTCTTTATAGGAAGCTATGCTCTCCAAAAGTCCTTCATTTCTCTTTTCAAGAATGGAAATATTGGACTTTACAGATTCTATTTCGCTTGTGACCTTATAGATAGCAGATGAAATCTCTTTACCTACTTCCCGGATTTTGTCAAGTTCATCCTCCTGTTCGTTTTTCACTTGAATGAAAGAGGAAATAAGGTCTTCGTATTCCTTTAGAGATTCGTCCAAAGATGCTATCTCTCCGATTACTTCCTTTTCCTGTTTCCCTATTTTCTCTTTTTTCTTCTCTTCCTTTTCAAGTGTGGTGTCTTGAATCGTCAAGAACTTATGCTTGCATTTAGGACACGTAATCGTCCCAGAAAGGTTTACAAGAACTTTCCGAAGAGACACTTTCAGTTCGTCATGGATTTTCAAAAGCTCTTCTTTTGTTTCCAAAATCTCATTCTGATCTTCTTTGGCTTTTCCAAGTTCTTTTTTGACGGATTCAATCACATCTTCTATTTCCTTAGTAGAAGGAAGATTTTCTTTCCGGCTTTCGGATTCTTGAAGTTCTTCTTCCAAGGCTTCAAGTGTTTTCCTTGACTTATCAATATTTTTCTTGTTATAGTCAATATTGTATTTGGCAGAATCAATATCTTCTTTTAAAGACTTGATTTTACCTTCCACCCTTTCGATCCTTTCCTTTCGATCCGCTTCAAAGTCAAAATTAACAGCATCTTCTATCATTTGCTGCAATGCTTCTATACTTCCCTCGGCACGATCTTTTTTGCTTTGGATAGCTGATTTCTTAGATGAAATTTCGTCCAGTTCCTTTTGTATAATATCCTTACTACCGTCCAAGAAGTCATAATTGATAAAACGACTTATGAGAGCCAATTTGTCCGTATTGGAACTTTTAAAGAACGACTTGTAGTATTCCTTGCAGATAAGAAAATAGCTTTTCAAATCTTCCGGTGAGATACCCATCCATGAAAGGATATAATTGTTGCCGTCTTTTACGGTAGCAAGACTGACCTGTTCTCCATTCAACGACACATTAAGGCGGCTGCTTCCTTTTAAAGGTAAAATGCGCTCAATATGGAGAGTTTCTTTCCTTATGGGACATTCTATATCAAGTAATACTTTCGCTTCCTTCTCACCGTTTCTAATCAGTTTCTTGTCAATACTGCTCCGATAATTATTACCTGTTATGGCAAAATAAACTGCCTGTTGCATGGAAGAATTGTGAGTAGGCGTGTAGTTGTTCGTGATAAACATTCCGTCCTCTCCCGAAACAGCGATACATTGTTGCTCTTCCGCGCCCATACAAGTAAAAGAAACCATCTTTTTAGACGGTCTGCCAAAGCAACCGGGAACTTCAAAAAACACTTCTTCATCTTTGCTTCTTTCCATGATCTTGCCAAGCGAAATTACAGACCATTCTTCGCTTTGGTTTGTTCTCACTTTCCATAAATGCTCTTTATTGCATTTTACTTCCGTACCGTCAGAAAAAGTAATCTTGTATGCAATATCTATATCATGGAACGGAATTGCCCTTACTACTTGATAAGCACCGGAAGGATGAAGGATAACATCTCCTAATTTGATATTCCTCATTTTTACAAACCCATTAGGGGTAAGAATATCGGAATCCATCGTCAACGCTTTACCACTACCGTTACTGCCTTGATTATCGTCTGTTTTATTCAATCCCACAAGTGCGGTTACCCCATCTTGGAATGTGTATTCAAAATGCTCGAATGACACAAAATTTGTTGCTTCAATCTTGACCGGCTTCATCTTCCACCTCCTTGTTTTCAAATGTTACTTCTTTCTTTCTGAACTCTGAAAGAACATCTTTTTTAATCTTGTCAAAAAGTTCTGTTTCTTTGATTAGTTTCTTCCTTGCGGCAGGGAATCCGAATCCTATCTTTTCTTCCCCATAATAGATGTACGTTCCTTTCTTTGTGAGCACACCCAAGTCCAATCCCATGTTAAGCATTTCCATCACCTTGTCAATACCTACACCAAAACGGATAACAATATTACAAGTTTTCATAGGTGGAGCAACTTTGTTTTTCCTGCATGTGATCTTCACTTTGTTGGCAACGGACACTTCACCCTCCTTATCAGAACCTACACGGGCAAGTTCAACCCTTTGACTTGCATAGAAAGGTATGGCAAAACCTCCTGGAGTAGTGGTTGCATTTCCATACCCGCCTATGTTTGATCTAATCTGGTTGATGCAGAATAAAATGCACCCTGTTTGCTTGCAAATGTTTTTCAAGATATTTACCTGTGAGCTTAAAAGCCTTGCTGTAAGACCTATATGGGCGTCTCCTGCCTCTCCATTTAAAAGAGCAGTAGGGACCAGACCTGCAATAGAATCAATCACAACAAGTCCAATAGAAGGTTCATTGCACATTTCCTTTGCTATTTCCAGTGTTTCCTCCGCTGTGGAAGGTTGAGAAAGAATGAATTTGTCAGGAGAAAGGTCTACGCCGATAGCTCCCATGTATTTCGGATCAACAGCATTCTCCGTGTCAAGATACCCTACTGCCATTCCTTGCTTTTGGATTTCGGTGGCAAGGTGGAAAGCTATACTTGTCTTACCGGAAGAAAAGCCTCCGTAAGCCTCCACTATGCGTCCTTTTGCCCATCCTCCACCAAGTATCTCGTCTAACAAAAAAGAACCAGAATGTACGAACTCTATATCTTGCTTCTTCCCCGCTATGGCTTCCTTTCCAAACCTACTTTCAATCCGGCTTATAAGATCACCGAGACGGTTCGGCTTCTTTTCTTCTTTAGGTTGCTGCACTTCCCCAGTTACCGCTTCTTCCGTTTTCTTAGTTTCCTTTTTCTTCGCCATACATCAACTTGTCTAAAATTTCTTTTCCTTCTTTTTCGTCATATTCGTTTTCCTTGCAAAAAGCGGAAAACCTTTCTTCTATGTCCTTTTTGTCAAGTGTCTTTACTTCTGTCAGCATAGAATGTTTTTCTTCCACTTCTTTGAACTTTTTCTTGATATCTATGCCTTCTTTTGTAAAGGCATCCTTATCAAAGACATCGAGTGAAGATTGTTCTCCCCAGACTTCCACCCTTACACGGGCAGTAGGATTCTCCTTTTTGAATTTCTTGATAAGTGACACTGCCTGTTTGTAGGGAGTTTCCCCCAAATCGATTTCCAGTTTCTTGAATACTTGTCCTTTTGTGGAAGAAACAAGGTCTACATTCAAATCCGAATCCAAAAGCCAGAAACCCTTCTTTTCATCTTCCCCGAAGTTGTTTTGCTGGACGCTTCCTAAATGATAGATATTCTCTCCTACCCGTTGGTAGTTGTGATAGTGTCCCAAGTACACTTTTTTGAACATTTGGAACATGGAAGGTTTTAAAAGGTTGGACACTTCCGATCCGTCCATGTTCTTGCTTCCTGTGACCGCAAAATGTCCAAAGAGGATATTCTTCTTTCTTTTATCTCCTATTTCTTCCAGTTCATCCAAAAGAATATCATCTGTAAAAAATGGAAGGAAAAAGCAATACACACCTTCTACTTGCATTCCGTCCAATTCTTCTACCAAAGTAAAAGACGGATGATATTTAAAAGGAGTAAGGAACGATTTCTTGCTTGTGTAGGATGTTTTGTCATGGTTGCCGGGAATACAGATCACATGATGTCCGCGTTTGTCGTATTCTTCCAGAACATCATTCAATGTGGAAAGGCACACTTCTCTTTGCGATACTCTGTTATCAAAAACATCACCCAGCCATATATGGGTTTGTATCTTTTTCTTTTCTGCCAAGTCAAGCTCTTCCAAAAGAATATCCTTTATAATAGTGGCGTTGTCGGCAGTAAGATGATGATCCGTTGAAATTATAGCTAAATATTTGCTGCTCATAGTCGAAATTATTAGGAAAGGGGGAGAACACAAAGTTCTCCATTCCCTTTCGGATTGATATATTAGAAAAACGAAAAGAAAAATTATTTCTTCTTCATTCGGGCTTTTAGAGCTTGTAAGCGTTTTTTTGCTTCCAATAACTTTTCGTCATTGTCCGTCTGTTCTTCATCAATAGGAGATTCCTCTTCCTCCCCTGCGGGATGTTCATCTTCCCTATCTTCCTTTTCCGGTTCGTCTTTTGCCCGATCATCGTCAGATTCAGTTTCATATTCCTGTTCTGCATCATCTTCTTCACCTTCCGGGAAAGGCAACGCTTCTCCCTTTTGTGCCAGATCGTACCATTCACGAAGTTCTGTAATTGTAAGATCGGATGGAATCTCCATGCCAGGATATTCTTCATCAATATATTGCGACAAAAAGGCTTTCATTTTGGAAAGCGGAGGTTGAGAAGCGACTTTTGCAGCTTTTTCGGCAGCAGGAGCTTTTGCAACCTGTTTCTTAGGCGCAGGTTTTTCTTGCTCGTCTTCTTCCTTTGCCGGTTTCTTTGCTACAGTTTTCTTTTTGTCAGCTTCTTCGTTATCTTCGTTTTCATCAGATGTAGTTTCCTTGCTCTCATCTTCTGGAAGCATTGCTGCCATTTCTTCAATTTCATTCAAGAACTCATCATCGGAAAAGATATCATAATTATTTTCTTCATCGAAGCGTTTCAATCCATCCAAAGCCATTTCAAAATCCTTTACTCTGTAAGAATCTTTGTAAATTTCTTCAAGCGAAGGTACTTCATTCAAGAAATATTCCATGTCTTCGTCCGGGATAGCAGTTTCTTCAAAAAACTCATCCCATGACTGACCTTTCTTCGGTATGCCGGCAGATAAAGAATAAGTCTTTTTGCCTTTATCATCTTCCCCCATCGTGATTACAAGGGGATAAGCACCTTCCATCTGTGAGAAAATGTCGAATGAAACCGTATCATCATCAGATTGTTCTACAGAAATTTCCTTTATACGGTTCATCCATGTTCCATAAAGCTGCAAACGGGCAAAATCTTTATTCCCTTGATACACATAGCAAACATAAGCCAGCGTAGGATTGATACCCCATACAAACTTGTTGCCTTTCTTGTAACCCATGATAGGATTGAGGTACTTGCGTCTTTCCGTATCATCTTGATATTCTTCGGATGCTTTCTTTCTCACATAGTCGCAATAAAGGACGATAGGGTCTTTCCCTTTAAGAAGGTTGCGTCCATGTACGTCCGCGCAAAAAATGTTCTTGTCTTTCACTTCCTTTCCTGTCACATTACCGTTCTCATCATAAGTAGGAACTTCCACGCGGAGCTTTGACATTTTGCAAGCGACATAGGCTTTACCCATTGAAGGAGCCACACGGAATGTATTCTTTCCTTTTTGGACGGTAGCAAATCCGGTATAAGATTTACCACCCTTTCGCATTGTCTTTTCTGCCTGTTTTACTTCTGAATCCAAATCTTCTACTGATTGTTTCTTAAACTTCGATCTGTCAAATTTCATAACTCTAATGTTTTTAAAATGTTGATACTTATTTTGCTTGCTTTAGAAACTCTAAAACGATCTCTTTTTGCTTACTCTCAAATTCTTTTACAAATTCTTCGAATGTAACAGCCTCCCCTTCTTTTGAAAGAATTTCAAAATAGGGCACTTTCCCCCACCACTTGCTTTAAATCTAATCCATAAGCCTCTGCTGTTTCATATTGCTTTCCAGTTTCTTTTGCCGTTCTTTTACGGTACAAATCCCATAAATGTGGTGCATTCGTACTTTGTTCGATAAAATAATTTTCTGTTAATTTAATTCTCATACCTTACTTTTCTTTTTTAATTATGAATGTATTTATTTCTCCTTCCACTAAATTATCCAAAAACTCTTCCGGTGTAACTTTTGGAACTAAATTGTTTAATTTTCGGTCTTTCGACTGCAACGCCCAATAGAGACTATCTATTTCCGCCAAATACTTTTTCTTCTTGACAAGTGTCTTTTGCATTGCATTAAGCTCTGGATTGATGGTAAGAATATCTTCTAAAGAACTTTCTGTAAGTTTCACAAGTCCTATATCTTCCACTTTGACCTTTCCGGCATTCACAATGGATTCCCGTCTTATCTCTGTAGAAAGCTGTGCTTTGTGTACAGAAAATTCCAACTTTGCTGCTTCATATTCAGATTCAGCTTGTGCACGAAGAAGTCCTACTTTGTTCAATAAGACTGAACTTGTAGCTATCTCCCCGTACAGGTTGGAATGGTCTATAGAAGTTACAGCATCCATATCCAGTTCATTTTTAAGGTCGTTTGAAATCAAGACTATAGCCTTGTCACCAATATTCCTAACCAATTTCATTTTCTTTCATCTTTAAATTAGCATACTGCTCCATTGCATCTAAAATGCCATTAAAAATATCTATCGGAAATGAAAAATCTTTTGCCCTTTCACCGGCACGATTTTCAATACAATCCCATAAAATCTTTTCTTTCTCTTCTTTTTCCATCACACTCCCAATTTTATAAATTGACTGTTTCCATTTGCTTGTATCACATATTCCTCTTTAAATCTGTCAAAAGAAACCTTTCCTGTAAGCAGTAAGATGTTCTTCTTGCAACTTTGGATATACTCTTCTTTGTCCATATAGTCGGCAGGGAATATCACCACACGAAGGAATTTGTAGTTGTTTTCAAGTAGAAGGCTGGCAAACGCTCCTGTCTTCGATTCCTTTTCTTCCACTTCCAACACATATCCTCCCACCATTGCCATTTTATAAGTAGAACCGTCATAGTTCTGCAAATCGTCCACATCGTAATATTCCGCAGTCTTTGCTTTCTGCCGAAGGTATTCCTCTGCCAATTTCTTGTAATCAAAGAAAGCGAAACCAGACTTGTTTTTCTGTTGCAAAAGCCACCACCAATCCTTACCTATCTTGTTTTTACTGAAAGCAACACTGTATTCGTCCTTTTCCCTATCTATCTTGATACGGTTCTTTTCTCGGTATTTTCCAAGCATATATTCCCTTGCAGAGAAGATATTGGAAAACTCTCTTGTTTCGTCCATCTCGTCAAAAGCACCTGAATAAATAAGGTTTTCAACAGTGGACTTATTAACGGAAGAACCCTTAAAGGAATGACGGTCTACAAACTCTTCCAAAGAAAAATAATCTCCATTCTCATTTCTCTCTTTGATAATCTGTTCCTGTGCCTTTTCTCCGACTTGTTGGGTGGCATTGAGCGCCCAATAAACACTGTTGCTCTTTTTGTCACCTACGATGCCAACATCAGATTTGTTGATATTGACAGGCTTGATTTCGATCCCTTCCGTTTGATTCATCTCATTAATGTAACAAGGAAAATCATCTTTACTTGCACGAGATAAGGCAACCGACCAAAACTCCAATGGATAATGTACTTTCAGCCACAAAGAATTGTAAGCGTTAATAGCGTAAGCAGCAGCATGGCTGTTGCAAGTAACAATGCTATTTGCAACAAAATTATGGTTTGGATCATCTACCTCAATATCATAAACATCTTTACTACCAGAAAGGGACACGGAGACAACTTTAGTTTTTTGGGGGAAAGGCATTCCATTATCAACATACAAAATCTTCCCAAGAACAAATTCTGCAAATACCTTACCATCTGTTGTAGGGAATTTATGGTTTTGAGTTGCTTCTATTTGTCTTCCATCCTCCAATTTTATTTTACATACGGGGCGATTGCCTGAATAGCGGATATCTTTCACTTTAGCAAAATAGAAAACACCATTCTTGCTCAAGCTCTTTACATAGATAGATTTTTTACTTTCATGAAATTGCTTAAATAATTTATCTATTCTTTCGTTTCCGTAAGACGTAAGTATCTGGGTATCAAAGGATAAACACTTATTGAATGAATACTTAGCAAATTCTTCCATCTGATCCCAAAGATGTTCTGCACTCTCTTTGGTTGCACCTTTGCTTCCGAATTTGTTTACATACCCTTCTATGAACTTTGCCTTCAACGGGAGAAGAACATCTAACTTTTTCTTACCCAATGCCTTGCGTACTTTGTCACACGTAACTAAGTCAAAGTCAGCAAGTTGATTACAAATATTCATGATCTGTTCCTGTGTGACAAGAAGCCCGTAAGTATCTTTCAATATTTCTTCTGTACCAATAGGATACAGAGGCTCTTTCTCGCCATTTTTCAATGCAATATAATCCATGTGAAAGCCGTTTTCCATTGGTCCGGGACGGAACAAGGAAAGTGCAGCAATCACATCATCCATATTTTTAGGTTTCATTTTCTGTGTGTAAGAAGAAAGTCCCTTTGCAGAGAATTGGAATATATCACTAAGCCAGCCGTTTGCAAAATAGCGGTACACTTCTGGATCATCATATTCTATGTCCGTATAGAGATTGATTTTCTTTCCCGTATTCTTTTCTATCAAGGTAAGAATATCGGTAAATTTATCAAGCTGTTCGATCCCCAAAATATCTTCTTTCAGAAACCCTGCCTCATCCATTTCTCCACCTTCCCATTCGCTAACGACAAGGTTGTCCACTTTTCTTACAGGACACCACTCATACATTGTTTTTTCCTTTGGAAAAATCATCATGGCGCAAGCATGAATGGAAGCTGCCTTTTGTTGCCCAAGAAGAAGGAAAACGACATTCATCATTTCAGGATATTTGTTCACGAATTGTGCTATTTCTTCCTTTCTATGAGCAAGTTTTAGAAAATCTTCCTCCGTCTTCACATCTTCTATCATTTTGGAAATTCTTCTAAGAGTAGGGATGGAAGCTCCATAAATCTTTCCTACGTCATTTATAGCTTGTTTTATCTGCAAGGTAGTGTATGTGCCTACAGAACAAACCTGTGTTTCTCCAAAACGCTCTTCCATATATCGTTTTACTAATGGTCTTTTCTCTCCTGGAACATCCGTGTCCACATCGGGAAGAGATACTTTGACACGTCCTTTGTTCAAAAATCTTTCAAAAAGTAAGTTAAACTTTAAGGCATTTGTATTTACAATACCAAAAAGGTAAGAAATTAAACATCCTGCTGACGAACCTCTTCCTCCACCTAATAGAATATCGTTCCCCTTGCACCAATTGACGATATCACGTAAGATCAAAAAATAATCCACTACATCTCCAAATTTGATCGTATCGGATTCCCTTTCAATCCGTTCTACCAACACATCTTCCGAATAGTCTTCCAAAAGTTCCGGTTTATTCTCCAGACCTTCATAGATAAGGGAATCAAACATATCTTCGTTGGATTCATACTTTTCTTTTTCCTCTTTTGTCATTTCGTAACGAGGAAGATGTCTGCTGTCAGTAGGAATTTCAAAGTTGCAGCTTTTGGCAAGCATATCCATGTTTTCCCGTGCCTTTAAATAAAAGGCTTCCCCTACAGATTGATCCCCAAAAAGAGAAAGAAGCTCTTCCATGTAAGTCACCTCATCCTTAAAATACTGGTTGTAGGATTTATGATTAACCTTCTTTCCTATTTTATTTACAGTTTCCCTTAAAATGTAATACTCTGGTTCAATATAGAAGGCATCGCAAAGGGCAACTGGCTTCATTTTCGACTTATAAAAGGCTTCAAAGTTTGTAAGATATTCTGTATCTCTGTTGAACTTTGCATATTCCACTGTATCAGCTTGCCAAAATACGTTATGCTTGTTTCTTAAAAGAATAGGAACATCAGTATAATCAATTGTTTTCGGGTCAAATATGATAAACACATCTGTCACATGCTCCGACATATCCTTGGGAGTTATGAATTTCCCGGAAGAATCACAATTGATTATTTTGTTGATGGCAAGAAGATGCTGCCACCCCTTTTCGTTTTGAGCATAGATTTTGTAAGTGAACGAAATGTCTTTTTTTTCATCTTTTACAGGAACTTCCAATCCAAACACAGGGATAATTCCTACAGATTTGCAGGCATTCTGAAATTTCAATGCTCCTGCAAGTGTTCCTTTTTCCACTATACCAAGACGTTCGATCCCTAAGAATTTGGCTTTCTTTACCCAATCGGAATATAGACTTGTTCCATTCAGAAGTTCAAATGAACCATGTACACCCAAAAAATTGGAAGAAAGTCCTGCCACTTCGCTTTGTCCTCTCCATTTTACACGGTTTAATTTGGGGTCTTTTTCTTGTCCTTTTTCTATAGTGTACCATACGCCACCGAAGCGGAAAATATAGCCGTCATATTCGGTAGCTTCATTGTCCCACCGAAAATCTTCATCAAAGAAATATCCATCATCATTTGGAGAAAAAAGCTCGTATGTCTTCCCATCAAATGACACAGTATAGTTTTTCCTGTCAGAAGTGTATTGTATTGTATTGGAATAAAGATATTCTTCCAACTCATTAAATAAAGTCTCCATGTTATCTTCTTTTCGTTTTTCTATCGGCAAATATACAACTATTGCATACAATAATTGAAGTTTTGCCGATTTTAACAATGAATTTAGCGTAAATTCATTCTTGTAGAAAGTACACCCTTTATGAACCTTACCCTATTAAAAGGAGTGTCGTTTGGTATTACTTCATAGGGTAATCTTTTGTCTATTAAAAATCTCCTTATCTCACTGTCCCATTTTCTTCTCCTGTTTTCGTCACTCAATCTTTCTCCATCATTTTCAACATTCCAATAGATAGGAAAATAAAAGATAACGGGAAGATAGTATTCATTAAGACTTATCAAGTCTGACTGCCGTCTTAATTCATTGTCTAACGAAATCGAATAGGGAAGCGTCCTTGTGAAAGTATGAACATCAATAACGCTTCTATCAGAAATATAGCTTTCACCGTGCAGCACTTCAAGATACTTATCAAATATCGCCCTTTGATTGGGGACAGAATCAAAGGAAGGAGAAATACCTCCTTCCCTTACAAGTTGTCTTGATATGCTGCCTATTTTGGCGAATCTGGCAAACGACCTATCCTTTTCGATAAGATCAAAAACAGATGTTTTCCCAACACAAGAAGCTCCTAAAAAAGTAACAGCACGTACCATAATCGTTACCGGTTATCACCGTCCCCATGTATTTTGTTCTCGGCTTTTCTTTTAGACAACTTTTCCACATTTCCCTTTGCAATCGACACTAAAGAGCTGTCTCCCTTGTTTTCTTCAATGTAGACGGCAAGGTTCTGCAACCCTTGTAAGATTTCTTTCAAAGCCTTATGACATGGTTCTTTTCTTTTTTCTGTAAACCCTGCCTTATAATCATCATCCCGGAAGAATTTCTTTGTATGTCCGTTGATAATTCCTACCTGTTGCAATAAGTAGGAAGGTGACAAATGATAAACATCTTCGTCAGTCAGCTTTTTGATAATCTCTGGAAACTCCAATTCCGGCAAATCAAGTTCCTGTCTTATCATGGCAACATACCAAAGGACATCTCCCATTTCCTTTACAATTTCCTTTGCTTCGGCTGCGCAATCTACTTTCTCGTAAACTTCTGCCAGTTCATTGGTAAGACCCATTATCACATACGGAATAGCTACCTCTTTTGCGTAGCAAGCTGTTGAAGCTGCGTGAGCTTCATACTCTTTAAAATTCATAGTTCGAAATAATTTATTGATTTATAATAATTTACCATCAAAACACATTACAAGTTTCTGTATTTTGATTTCTGAATAACTTACATTTTTTCTTTTCTTGTTTACTTGAATGCAAACCATCCGATCTTTCATATTATTGCCTAATATAGGATATTCGCTGTCTTTATAGATAACTACCTGCCCTTTGCCAAGCAAATGAACAACATCCCAATACCACTGTGAAGCGCGCTTTTTCTCATCATTGCTATACTGGAAATTGGGAAGGCCGAAAGGATTCAAGAACTCGCTCTCATAGAAATTCATAAACTCTTCCGTTGACATAAAAATAGAAGATTTAAAATGACGTTTGGAAAGAAGCTCTATCCTTTCCTTTTTGAACTCTGCTATATCAGAAGCCATCTTGACAAATTCCGGACGATCAAAAATAAGGCTTCTTACTTTGTTTGTAAGGTATTCCAATTGAAGCACCTTCAAATATTCGTCTATTGATAATTCTCTGCTCTTTTCCATGATGATATATGATTTTCGACAAAGTTAATTCTTACAACCACAACTTTTTGATTTTGGACACATAAAAATTAATAGGATCATAGAGATTGCTTAGCACATCGTCCAAATAATCCATATCCATATCCCCAGGGTCAATCCCTGGTTTATAAAGATAGGCTATCTTTGTATTAAATTTCTTTCCCAGCATAAGTCCTGCGCTTTTCGATTCTTCCACAGTTGCATCATCATACATAAGGATCACATTCTTGATACCTTTCCTTTCCAAATAGGAGATCTGTTCTCTGCTTATACTGTTTCCGAACGTAAAAACACATTTCAAACTGTTGCAATCCCAAAGCTGCAAAAGATTGTCTATTCCTACCTTGTCAAACAACCCCTCCACTATGATAACATCTTTGACCGAAGAAGAAAGCTCATCAAAGCCTCCCAGTATCTTCGTGAAGTTCGTTCCTATGCTGTTTTCGTATCTTAAGTGAGGCTTACTTCCTGTTTCCTTTGCCCTTTCCAAATCCTTTTTATGCCATTCTTTAGAATACCTGCTCCTTCCGAGCCATCCTACCAGCTTACCATCCATCTTCATTTTGAAAATGATATAATTTCGCAAGTTCTTTTCAAGAACGGAATTTGTTTCGGAAGGTTCAAAAAGATCGTAATGGTATTTCTTAAACCCCCTTTCGTCAAGATAACTGTCTGATACTATTCTTTTAAGACGAAAAGGAAGTTTCGGAACAGGAAGCTCTTCTTCCTCGTTTTCCTCTTTCTCTTCTTTCAAAGGAGTAAGTTTCGTGCTTATAGAGTTTAGATATTCCATCCGTATAAGGTCTTTTCTTCCTACCTTTTCAAGAAAATCCTTGAAAGATGCTTTTGTCTGACATTTCCAGCAATGGAAAACACCTCCGTGCACATCTATCTTGACACCCCATTTCTTTTCCTTTCCACAATAGGGACAAGGCATCCCTTTATTTGAAAGCCACCCTTGCGAACCGAATATTCTAAGTCCGAACGCAGCCTTTACTTCTTCTTCGTCAATCCGTATCACATCACTAAAATTTTAGATTACCTTTTTAAATGCTTTCCATTTTTTGCTCATCAGACTTTTTCTTCCTTGCCGTCTTTTTCGCTTCCTTCCTTTCAGATATTTGGTTGTACATCTCCATTGTCCGTCCCCTGTGATAGAACCTGCGCTTGTCATAATTGGTGGCAATCGTTATCACTTCTTGACTTTCCTTGTAATCACGCAATTTATCCACATAGATACGTGCTGTTGCATTTGCCTTTTCCTCTATTGTCATATTTAGTGTGAACACAAAGGAAAAAGGTTTTACAAGTGTCTTGTCTCCTTCCGTATAGGAACGGTCTATTACTTTGTCAGGATTGTTCCATACTTCAAAAGGCACATCACTTGTTTGTGTTGCTGTGATAATAGGAGCTTCAATCTCGTCGGCAAGGTTCTTTAGAAGCTGCGCACAAGTCTGTAGCTTTTCTTTCTTATGATCGGGATCACTGTCTATCTTTTTGGAAATGCCGGTCTTTACCAAGTCCAATGAGTCCAAAATGACCAATCCCGGGAAACGCCCGTGTGTATTGAAATAGTCGTAGCATAGCTGCCTTACATCGCTCATAGAAGCCTGTCCGAACTTCTTAAAACCATACACCTCTATATCTGAACCGGCTTCTTTAATTTCTTCAATCGCCTTTTCGATCTTTTTCTTATCGTTGGGATCAATGTTGCCTGACTTGATATTGGAATAGGACTGGTTTGACCAAAGCTGATCATATATCTGCATACAGGCTTTAACACCACCTTCCAATTGAATATGAAGAACCGGGACACCTCTAAGGGCAGCAGAATAGCCGTGCCATTTTAACACGGTCGTTTTTCCCGTGCCGCTGCGAGCAATCCAAAGCGTTGTATCGCCTATTTCCATACCACCGAAAGATACATCGTCCAGCCTGTCAATCCCGAAAGGAATTTTTACTGGCTTTTCCGTTATTGTAGCAGCATCCATGCGTCTTTCAATCATACGCTGCTGAAAACCCCCAAAAACAGACTGAAAACCCCCTGATTTGGAACGAAAAGACATCTCCACAATCCTTTGCGATTCTTCCGCGTTCACACGGATAGCTTCTTCCTTCTTTCCTTCTTCGTAAAGGTCATGTACCCTTTTGGAAAGAAGTTCGAACTCCGTCTCTTTCACAAACGATTGAAGTTGGTCTATTGCTATTTCTCTGTCTATCAGATTGGCTTTCTTTATTTCCTTTGCAGCATCCAATACAAAGTCATTATCAGAAAATTTTTGACAGATAGCACCAAGCGCGGGAAGTTTCCCCTTTTCTCTATATTGATCAACAGCTTCTCTTAGTATGAATTTGTATCCAGACCATTCTTTAGGGATCAATTCATATTTCAGATGCTCCGAAGCTATACACATTATGACTTCATCCGAAAACATCAATTTAAATATTTCGGACATAAAGCCAGGATTCAGTTTATTCACGATACCAAATTTAAACCAAGTTGATACTAAAACCACTACTTTCGCCTTCTTCTCGTAAGGTGTTTATTGCAAACCAGCTTGAAAGGCATAAATCATCATGTCCTGAACTTGCTTCCAGTTTTCCTTTATCGCTTCTAAAAGTGATAGAAGAAAACTCACTGAACATCAATTCCACCTTTTCCCTTGTTTCACCTTCCTTGTAAGGCGTTCTGATCTGTCCTCTTTCAAACATGGCGGACAAAGACGGAAGTCCGGTATACAAGTCCTTTTTGTTTCCTTCCATAGTGGTAAATTGTTCGATATTGGTAAGCCCTCTTTCTCTTGCAAGTGCTGACAATATCCCTTGAAATCCGTTAGCTTCGCACACGATCTTATCAGGCTTATACAAACGATTGAAAAGAACAATCTTGTCCACCTGCTCATTGTGAGACATACCTTTTGCCCTGAAATAATTCACAAGGTGGTAATTACCGGAGAAATCAACACCCCATACGGAATAAACAGTATAGTCAGCACCGATATTACCGGAAACAGCAAAGTCGCACCCCACAATCACCCGTCTAAGTTCGAACGGATAAAACTCTATGCTGTCCGCAAAGGAAACCTTATCCATGCCGGTAGTTGCCCTTCTAAGATATTCATACGGAAAAATAGTTGAGTTGTCCGAAATAGGAATCACAAGGTACTCTCGTGCAAACACAATAGAACCAAGCTCTGTCCTTTTCCTTTTTATATCCTCGAACATATACCTGTCAGGGGCAAGAGGTCGTCCATCCGGGAATATGATAGGATATTCAAACAGATAAAAACGCTTATCCCCCTTAATGACATTGTACAATTCGTTAGGAGCAGTAGAATAAGGCGTACCGGACACAATCAGATATCCGTAAGGCTCAACAATAGGAGTAATAGTTCCTCTAAATGTTTCCTTTAGCTTTTCTCTTTGCTCATCACTGTAAAGAGAACTTTCATCTGGCATATCATCTATGATTGCTGCTCCAACGTGCAAACCACGAATAAACCCGTCCTTACCACGAACATGAAGAATCGCACCATTCTCACCTTCTATTGCCGTTTCTCCAAGTTTAGCCTTGCCGTTCGGATCAAGTTTTTCCTTCAATATATCATTGGTGGATATTTCCTCTATAATCTTGTTCACATGCACTTTTGCAAGTGTCATTGTGTTTGTGATCATAGCGGTTTCTTTCCGGTTCTTGTTGTCTATCGTATCCCCTCCATACAACATAGGACGTGTATAGGAGTATAACCTCCATAAGGGGAACGCATAGCACCACTCGAAGCTGTTGTGCGTTACCGTGCCGTCAGCAAGCAAGAACTTATGATCTCCGTCACAAGCAAAACCGTAATACTCGCCTTCATCCAACAAGGTTATAAAAATTTCCGTTTTCTTGAATTTCCCATCCCTTGAAACTTTATAACCTTCATATTTGGCAGCTCTTCTTTGGTTCATTTCGGCGATTTCAACAGGAATATAAGTGCCGTCAGCAAGACAAAGGATGTGTCCTTCGCTTACTATATAGCTATCTCCACCTTTCTGTCTTACTTCGTACATATAGGTTTCTCCGTGGTGCAGTTCCAAGACATTGCGAGATTTCAAATCTTGTCCCATCACCTTATCACCTACCCTTATATCCTGGACTTTTTTTAGCAAACCATCTGCCATAACTATCAAAGTATCAGGAGAAACGCACTTTCCACTACTTCGCGAACACAAATAGCTGCTCCAGGGAAATAACTGTGTAAGATTCCCCCATTCCAAGTTTCGCCATCCCATATTGAAATTGGAAAGGACTGTCGCCTTGAAATAATTAAAAGACAGAATCCTTAGATTTTCATCCATTGAAGCAAACAGATTGTCCACATACCCCAGCTTTTCCGTGTCAAGCGAACGTCCAAAATTCATGGCATACTCGGTCTGGTTGATTATAGTGTCCAGCATTTTGTCCAAATCCTTTCTGCTTCCACCAGAAAACAAGGATCGCACAGTAGTGGAAGGAAGCCGGTCTATAATGTCGTCCACCGTTGTAAACAACCTTTTTGATTGTAGTTCGGTAAGTATTCCGCCCTTTGAATTGTATATGACTGCCATTTTTACAAAGCAAATTTTTCTCGGAAAGGATTTCGTGCAGATGAAGTTCCACTGTCAGACACGCCTTCTCCCCTTAACTTTTTTACAAAATTGATCATCAAAAGCGCATTAGCATAGGTATCATCACCTGCGCGATGCGCATTCACCAAATCAATACCTTCTTTTTCGCAAACGGTATGAAGCTGATAGTTTTCCAATTCAGGATATGACATGTGTGCCATTTGCATAGTGTCAATGGAAAACTTTACATACTTCTTTAAATCATCCCCCATGAACTTGAAGAAGTTCTCCAAAAAGGCATTATCAAACCCTACTATGTTGTGTCCGCATAATGTACACATTTGTCTGGGGTTCTTGTACTTCTTAAAAAGTGCCTGACATTTCTTGAATATATCCTTTAGAGGTATAGCCTTTTCCTTTTGGATTGTTTCTGTTATTCCATGCACCGCTTCCGCTTCCGAAGAATAGATAAGACCTTCTTTGTAGTCACGCGGAAATATCATAGACAATTCTTCGCAAACTTCCAACTTTTCCATATCTATTACAACAAAAGCCAATTCTATTAATGCTACGGTGTCAAAAGCAGGTTTTTCTGCGGAAGGAATTGATCCTGTCTCGCAGTCATAGCATATTATATATTTACTCGCACTTTTCACCTCTACATCATTATTTGTTTCCCGTAAACTCTTGCTATCTCAAACTCTGCCATGCAACCTTTTGATGCTGCCCAATCAAAAACAAAATAAACGGCATCGCACTCTAAAAGAGCCTTAACGCTCTCTCCCATGTAATAGGAATAGGGTTTATCCGGTTCACTACAAGCATCAAAAGGTGTTATCGCTTCATATCCCTTCTCTTCAAGCCATTTCTTGACTTGATTTGCATATTTCTTTGTTTCTTCCAAATCATGCCCTGTTATAGGCAAGCTAACATACACTTTTGTTTTCATCTTCTAAATTTTTGTCTATTTGTATCTCTTACAAGCTGCCAAAGTCTTACATTTCCTCCTTCCGGTACACATGGATCGATATACAGATTTCCTCCACCTATATAAGCAGGAACATTCCCTGTCGTGCTATAAGCTCTAATATCCCACAGAGTGAATTTCTTGCCATTTCTTTTCGAGAAATGTTGATTGAAATACTCTGTCATCCCTGTAAGATTCAAATTTTTTGTTAATATTTCCACGCTCTATCAGTTTAAAACTAATTTCAGTCTATCAAAATCACGAGAACAATCATCCTCGTTTTCATACCGTATATGGATGTTTTTATAGGGGTTGTCCTTCAAATTGACAGCATCCGGCATTTCATTTATGATTATTTCCGGTATCCCCTCATCCGTATATTTCATTTCAGCAGAGACTATGTATATCCTTGTAAGTGCCAGTTTCCCGTTTGAAAAGACAAACAATCTCTCTTTCTTGAAATAGTTCTTTTCGCTCCATTTCGTATATTCTTCTATAAAATCCGCTACGCTTGCGTCACTTGGGAAAGCGATCACCTTCTCCAGCTTCTCTTTGAAAACGTTCATTTTCATATCCCCAAGCAATTCGGAAATAGAAGTAAGAAGCAATTCCATGTTTTCATTTAATCTCATTCCCATCCTCCCCTATTTCAATTAATGTATTCCATTCTTTAAGAACGGACCGGTTTCTGTCATTTTCTGCTTCTACCACTAACATCGTTCCATCTTCCACAGGGTAACAGTCAATCACTTCCCCTTCGAAGTAATTCCCTTCTTCTGTCCAACAAACTTTCATAGTATCAAAAATTTATAAGTTGCTCATTTCTTGTTTCACGTTCTTGATATAGTTCTTAGACTTCTTTCCTCTATGAAGAATAATCGCCCTATCAATATCCTTATTCGGGTTGTAATATTGTTGGTAAATTTCAAACATCTCTCTTGCCTTTAAAGGATCAAACCTATCATTATAGGAGTAAATTCTCTTTCCTTTAATACGGTTCACTTCATCCACATAAAATTTCAACATTTGAAACCTGCCGGAAGCTGAACTTTTAGGATTTCTTGCACTATCGTCACAACCTGATTCAACCATGCAAATAGCATGAACCAATCTTTCCCAAACCACCCTGTCCATCGCTTCTTTCTTGTCACTGATAGCAGGAACTCTAATATCAGAAACAAGTAACGGAAACAAAGATAATATTGATACGGCGATTACTTTCCTCATAAAATTTCCCTTTCTCCAAATTCATGTAACCTATGACAAGCGGAGCAAAGAAGTTCAATGTTATCTTTGTCCATTTTCAAGTCCGGTCTCGCTCCGCGTGATCGTATGTGTGAAAAGAAAATGGCTTTCGGTTCATCTCCCAAAGGCTTTCCACATTTCGCGCATACATGTTCTCTTTCTTCCCATATTTCCATGAATAGGGTTTTAAGATCACCTCTCCTTTCTTTCCCTATTTTCTTGTCACATTCCTTACAGAGCCACTTCATCCTATTGTAGATGTAATGGCTCTGCTTACAACAGACACAAGGTCTTGCTTCATATTTTTCTTTCTTTTGCAGTCCCATGTCACCAGTTACCCAAAAGTTTTCCGTCCTGTACAAAAGCCCAAAAGCCTACAGGTTCTTCTTTTGTTATCAGAGGAATAAAAAGCATTGTGTCTATATCCCCTCTACATAAGACTTTCTTTCCGTCTTTTGTGGGCAAATATCCCCACATACCTCTTTTTATTTTCTCTTCCTCTGTAAGAGAATCAAGAAATTTCTGTCTTGCTTTATGCTTCCGCTTTCCCATATTGTCAGAATTTTAAAGTTTTCAATCTTTCAATCTGTTTTTCCAATGACAATATCCGTTTTCTAACCCTTTCATTAGCACTTTTCCTTGCTTCTTCTTCGGTAAAGAAAACATCACTGCCTACTTTTGAAAAAACGCATTCCCCTTTGACAATTACCAAATCCTTATTCTTAAATTCACTACCCTCCACAATAACCTTGTTTATAGTTCCGTTTGTAAGGGCATAACGCGCATCATACATTGTTCTTTTTTTCTCTCATATCGCATTTCTTGTATTTTGTTAAACCTCTCTACTAATTCAATCACCCAATCTATCTTTTCTTCACTTCTCTTATCCGAAAGATAAATAAAACCGAAACTCTTTAGGCATTTGAGGTTTCCGAACCATCCATACCTTACGACCAAAAGCTCTGCTCTTTTTGTGTCATAGAAGCAAGGAACAATCTTTACTTCAAGTTCTTTCTTTCTTTTCATTCTCTTTTTCTTTACATAACCGTATATATCTGCAACCTTTGCATTTTTCTTCATCAAGCAAATAGCCATCGAAGCTATCGCATAGGATATATCCTTCAGGAGAATCAAAATAGAGTTTCCTTTGCTCGTCCAGATAACTTTCTGAAATACCTTCTTCACTTTCTATAGGATTAAAAAGTTCATTTTCCATCACAAATTTAGAGGTGAAGTATATGTCCCTTTTTGTTCTTTTTCTCCATCTATCTATGGCTGTTTTCCCTATGACATTCATAAGAGGAACTACAGGGAGATTGGATAGTTTGAGAACAAACATCTGCCGGTTGAACTGAAACGTAAGATATTCCCAAAGATTTCCTACTTTATCGTTAGACAAAAACTCATCCAGTTTCTCCCTGTCCTTTCTTTTTGGACGGAACTCGTAAGCTGGGTTACTTGATAGTTTTCCTTGTAAATAGCTGTAAATCAGTTTAAATTCCTCTTTTCTTGTCATATCGAAATTGCAATTATTGCATACAAAAACTTAATATTTTTGAAGTTAAAAGAAGGGGAAATTTCTCTCCCCTTACACCGACAAAAATACAATTATTGTATTTATTCCCAAAGCAAATTAATGTTAAAAATTTCCTCTGTCTGCTTTTCCACCTTTTTATAGCGGTTCTGCGTGTTCATATCTCTCTCTGCCACAAGATCATAGTCACTTTTTATAATTTCCTTATCAAGCGACCGACAAAACCACAAACAGATTTCTTTTCCTGCTTCCATATCGCCAAGCGATACCGGTTCTTCCTCTTTTGCTTCATGGAACTGAATCCAATAAGGCTTTTCGTTTATGGAAGATGTGCGCGAAGTAACCGGATTTTCTTCTTCATCCTTTCCCATCCCTATAGCTCCTACTGTGATTGTTCCGTAGGGATTATCTGTCACAGCAGAAAACCATAATTCAACGTTTTTAAGTGTTTCTGTGTCCTCATTTTTCAAAACAAGAGCGACATATTGACTGAGAGGATTTGAAGCCAAATTAAGGCTTATTTCATCAAATAAATTGCCAAAAACATCATTAGGCACAGGTGTAGAAGATTTGTACCCTCCCAACGAATCTGAAACTTTGGACTGCGGGCTGTTATATCCCGAACTGACCGTATAATAAAACCGTAACATAAGCCTTAACTTTTAGAAGTTGACATGAATATATTCCCAAGCGACCAATATTCGCTTTTCACCTCATTGTAAACGGATACCGTGCCACCGGAATTTTGAACACGTGCGATATAATACTCATCCGGTTCTTTTCCCGGCGGAGTGTTTACGCTAACTTCCTGTACAAGAGAAATGGTATAATCGTCATAAGTGTATAAACCGTTTCGTTGCTCGGAAGTCAACACACCACCTATAGGAAGTGTACCAAGTACAATTACTCTCAAATTGGATTCAGGAGTGAACGTGGTAGCGGACGTAAGAAGTAAATTCTGATTGTCTATTATATTCACAATCTGATAAACGCCATTGTTCAGTGGGACAGAACCATCTTGTTTTTCAAACCGGATAGAGACGGGGGTTGATGAAGATTGACCTCTTACCTTACCTGTAAAATCCACAGAACCGGAAACGATACCTTGTGAGTTTACGCTTACATACCCCTTTTCGTAATTTCTTGTTTTGTAAGTAATCTTCACCCAATAGAAATTGCTGTCGTTCGGTACAAGAATATTGTCCTCTACATTTATATCAATAAGGTTTCCGGTACTTGTCAACGCCATACCGGGAAGAACTTTAATTGTCCCAGAGTTTGTTCCTGTTTCCACTTTAAAAGGTTCTACAAGATTTTCATCTTCTGCTGGTTTGTTGACTGTATTAGGATTGATCTTAGACGGGTCATTCGTAATCATCCCAAAGGAATAAGATGCCTGTAGCACCGCCTTCATAAGCGGTGCTGTGGCAAAGAAAGAAATCATATTTGAAAGCTCTTCTTTCTCTAAGAAAACATTTCTGCTAACATTTAACTTGCTCATACTCAATATTTTAATTATTTTTGACTTACTATTTCCATCCACTTGGGACACCCTCGCAATTTGTGCCTGTAAAAGTCTGGCTATGACTTGTTACGTTATTGTTCCCAGATTCCGTTATCTTTACATAATTGGATGATCCTGTAAGGATTTGAATAACAGGAACAGTTCCAAGTTTAGAACAACCATAAAACATTCTGTCCATATTAACTTTCCCTACCCCTGCAACAGAACGGTCATAAAAAGATGTATAAGAAACCGCATAAGTCTGTTCTGTTCCTAAAGAAAGATTTGAACAGCCTGAAAACATTTCGGCACAATTCAAACTATTGCCAATATTTTCAAAATTGGTGTTGTTAAACTGATTTCCTATATCCACATTCACAGGACGTGCAGATGTTCCCGGTTGCCCTACATAGTTTCCTGTTCTGCCAAAAGAAGTGAGTGACGTGCATCCTGCAAAGCATCTCCTAAGGTTAGTGAGTGTTGTAAGGTCATTGAAGAACTTAGCGGGAATTTGTTTCACGCCCGTGTTCTCAAACATACTTTCTGCATTCTGCAACTTTCCATTCTTCATATCAAAAGAAGATATGTCAGACAAGTTCTTGCAATTAGCAAACATTCTTGAAGCATTCGTTACACTTGACGGAAGTCCCTGCCCATAAGGAATAGACAAATAAGTACAATTCTCAAACAATGACTGCATGTTTGTTGCCTTCGAAGAGTAAGAGAACATAGCAGTAGACCAACCGTCAACAAGACTTGTGCAACCAACAAAGCAACCAACAAAAGAAACAATGTTTGTACAATATCTGAACCATAATACTGGAAGTTCGGTTATGGCTGTGCAGCCTTGAAATGTATATTGCATATACTGTGCATTCGTTGAATTGCTAAATGGAGAAGTTGTAGCTGATTGACCTCCTGTATTTTTCAAAGCTGTGCATTCATAAAATACAGCATGGAAATCTTCTGTACCACCTCCCTTTCCAAAAGTACCATTACCAACACATGAAGTCAAATTTTTGCAACTTCTGAACATAGAAGAATGATAAATGCATGAAGTAGGAACAAGTTGTCCACTCGGAAGGCTTGTCACGCCACTACCCCAAAATGCGCCGGCAGCAGAATTGCCTGTCATTTTAGTAAACAACCCGGAAGGAATAGACCTAAGACTTGTGCAATCTCTAAACCAACAGATAACACCCCCTGAAATAGAAGGAATTGTGTTTGTTGCAATCGATGAAAGACTTGTGCATCCTCTAAAGGCAGAATGATTACCTCCGGCTGCGTCTATATTATAAGTTCCGGTACTTCCTTGTATGGAAAATGACACGGGCCACTGTTTAATGGCTGTAGCTCTTGTGTGATTTCTGAAATTGGCATACACAGTAGAAGGGTTGCTTGTGTTCCTGCTTCCTCCTTGCACTCTTACTTCGCTTCCTATTATCTCATAAACACCACTTGACACAGATGGCGTTTGAGGCGATCCGCTATAAGAAACGATAAGAGCTTTCCAAAGATAAAGGTAAATGCTGCTTCCTCCTGCGTCCGTTACTTCATCTCCTGTCCCTACACATTCCGAATCCGTAGCGGAAGCATACACATAACCTCCAGAAGGAGAAGAAACCGTTATCCTACCACTTCCATTTGTCTGATCTGTGCCACTGTAATAAGACGATCCGTCAGGCGCAGTAGTTCTTATATTCACGGAAGCATAAGGTTGCAATACATTTTCCTTTCTAAGATAAATATAAGTTGTCGTAAGCTCATAGTCAAGGGTGAAATCTATATACGTGTCAGCTCCCAATATTGCAATATTGTTTTTCGTTTGGGATTGATAATTGTCTGCCGTACAAGTGGCATTATACGACCCTGATTGTATTCCGGTAAGTGTAAGTTGTCCTTGTGAATTGGTGTACCCGCTCTTTCCTCCATAAGTCACGTAAGCCCGATTAATGTTATATCCATTTCGGGATTTCACTGTAATATGGGCGCTGTAAGTCTTATTGGAAACACCCACCCTTTGTTGTGGCATTGTTTCCTGATTGACTGTGACAGAGCCTTCCGTAGGCTGATAGTCATAAACGGAAACCTCATATTTGTAAGTCTTTCCCATCTGCATCGTAAAGGTCGTTGTACCGTCCGACCCTGTATTCTGCGCGCTAAGTCCTTCGGGTTTTACAGAAGCTCCTGAAACTGGAAGTCCTGTATCGGAATTATAAACATAGAACTGCACTCTCGTTTCTTTTCTTGGCATCGCAACATTCACTGTTTTTGGAAGGTCATTTGGTTGCACAACGCCCGTCTGATCACTGAAATATTGCTTCGAAGCCACCCAATCATAACGCATTCTCGGAACGGAGAATTTGATTTGCCCGTTATTCGTCAGACCTGTCTGTTCTCCCGCTCCCCCTTGATTAAGTGTTATTCTTGTGCCATTGGAAATGATACCGTTATCCTCTGTTACAACAAATGTAAGATCATACAAGGTTTGATCCATATAGATGCTCACCACTTGATCATTTCCATTTACGGTAAATTGCTGCTCTCTGTCCTCGTATTCCTCATAGGATGCTATGACGGTATATTGTCCATTGGGAAGTTCCAATACAACACCGGAAGAATCTTTTTGTGTAAAATCTTTACCGTTCACGTTTACTTTAGCACCTTCAACAACCGTTCCTCCAGCACCAAAAACTTTTATAGTAGTCTTGTGGGTAAGTTGTTTCAAGTCTATCGTAAGATTCGAATTATTATAAAACTCATAGTTTTCCACATATACCCGTTGATGATTGTTGTCGTAAAACACATCATAAGAATATTTTCCACCCAACACTCCTTCAAAAACAGCCTGTCCATTGTTAGAAGTCTGTTTTGTCAAACCAGCAAATTTCACAGTAGCCCCATTTAAAGGCTTTTTCTCCCCTGTAAAAGTGTTGTAGTCATTCACAGTAAACGTCATGTCATAAGTAGGCATAGGATTGAAATTCACTTGTATATCCTTATTGCTGTCCACAGCAACATCACCGTTTACAGGAATCCAGTTTTGCTTTTCAACAAGATAAGTGTAACCACCTCCCAATATATTCGTGAATGTCACTTTCCCATTCGTGCCCGTTCTTTTGCTTTCCGAATAAGCGACAGTATCCTCTGTTGCCAGTCTGTCCTTTGCGGTAAGTGTCACATTTGCACCTTCCACTGCACCAGTAGATGAATTTGTCACCGTAAATGTAACCGTATATCTTGGTATCAATATAAGTGTTACAGGTTCGGATTGATCGTCTTGTACATTGATGTTCTTACTTATGGTATAATAATCCGTCTTGCTTACAGTATAAGGGTATAAACCAGGAAAAGCCATAAATATGGCATTACCAGAAGAATCCGTATATTTAAATTCACCATTAAAAGCAACAAGGGCATTTTTTATAGGTCTTTCATTTTCGTCCCTTACAACGAACGTGACTTTTCTTTCATACACATCTCCTTGTATTTGAATATATTCCACCTGCGTTTCTTCATCGTCTTCCAATACCTGAAACAATCTATCTTCTATATTCATGAACAAAGACTTCTCCACATCAATAGAATAATCACCAGGATAAAGTACAATAGATGCTTCCCCGTTTCTGTCCGTCACAAGGCGTTTGTCTAAAATGGAAATGGAAGCTCCTTCTATGTAAGCTCCCCTATCCGACAATACTTTGAAAATGACATTCTTTTCTTTCAAAGGTTGAATGTCCTCGCTGCCCATTATGTTTTTGTAAGCAACAAGGTAATCTTCTGCAAATCCTTTTACTCCTTCCTCGCTTGTAAGGGAATTGTTAAGATAATAGGCTACTATCACGTCCTTTTCTCCTAAATTCCCTTGGTAAAATGGGAGAAAAAGTGGTTTTATCTTTATATCATAAATATATACGGGAACAGAAGATTTTGACCTGTCTTGGGTAAGACTTAATGACAAGAATTTCATCCCGTCCTTCATTTGAAGCCCTCTCCCTTTCGGGAAATTAAGCTCTAACTGCTTCGCGTATGCTCTATTCTTTCTTGATAGAATTGCCCGGCATTCATAATACACTCCGGCTACAGGAAGTTCCAGGATTCCTTTGCTGCCTGAAACAAAATTATTGCTATCCACACTTCCGTAAGATTCTTTACATACCATAGGTTGGATAGCTTCGTCAAACACTTCCGCACCAAATTTCAAATTTTGGTTACTTGTCGAAGAAACCTTTGCTTTGAAAGAAATCTGATAAGTAAGATTCTCGGAAATAGGAAGGAGCTTCGTTTTGTCAATTTCAGAAGAAATACCCACCAAAACATTTCCAACGAAAGTCATTGCCTGTATAGGAGTGCCATTGTTGTCTATATCATCCACAATAACAACACCTGTAGGGTTCACAAGTGGATAAGCATTCAAATCTTTTACGCTTTCCGTTGTCTCATACCCTTTTGTAACATTCAGAACCGTGTCTGTCCTGTTCCATGTAGGAGAGCTATATCCCATTGTCCATCCAGTATCACGAGACATCAAAAGGGCAAATATAAACTCATCCTCCGTCTTGTATCTAATAAGACGGAGAAGCTCCCCAAGTATCGTGCCTTCCTTGTTTACAATATCAAGTGTTCCTCTTTTTCTATATTCCTTCACATAATTGTTGAACAGATATTTCATCTGTTCGAGTGTGTCCACTTCATCTGTCACAAGTCCTCTGTTTTCAATAAAAAGTTCAAACAGAATCTTGTTCGTATCAATCTCGTTATATTGCTTTGCATACAAGACAACAAGCGCAAAGATATGACAGACTGTTCCCCAATACGCCTTAAAATCCTCTCCGTCCTTCTTTATAAAAGTAGGAAGAATGCCGGGAGAAGATACCTTTTCAAGTACATTCTCCGCCCATTCCATTACAGCAGGATCGTTTTCTTCGAAGAACCGTTTGAACACGGTCTTATTGTAGATTTCCTGTGACATCCTTAGCTTATTAATAATTAAACTTTCTCAACATATAATCCAACAAGGGCTGATAAATCATGTGTAAGAGGTTGTTCACTATTTAACAATTCAATAAAAGTTGGATCACTAAATGAATATCTTGAAAATGATTCATCTTCAAAAGGTACTAACATTTCTTCATGTAGAATAACTTTACTCTGATCTATACTTGTTCTCATTTCGGGCAGTATTTCAATACCATGTGATTTTGCCCATAATAAATCTACTATTGCGTATTTCATATTATTTTGCTTTTAAAGTTTGTAAATAGTTATATGCTTTGATACAGTCGTCTTTGGAGAAGATTCTTGGATAAATCGCTAAATTCTTAAAAGCCATTTTATCGTATTCTAACCCATTCAAACGGCTTGCGATCCATAATTGAGAATTGCCACCTGTGGAATCGTGGGGAAAGGTATCAATTTGTTCCGTCCAATCACTTTTATATATCATACCATTGGAACAAAAAGCCCTTAAAGACTTAGTATGAATTAGAATAAAGTCTGGTGCACGATTGATAACCATAGATAGACCCTCCTCATGATTTCTAATAACAAAACTACCGTCTTTTCTTAAGCTCGAAGTATTAATATTTTGGAGGAGGACCCACTCACCAACTACCGTAAAATCCTTACCCATTCCAAAAACTGACGAAATTATCTTATCATCCACCCCATCAGTAACCAGATAGCCTTCGTATTCGGGGATTTGCTCTATGGTGATGTTATCAGTTACACCAGTTATGGTTCCGAAACCAACCCATGTCGAAGTAGCAGAAAGTGAGACGTAAGACGTAGGCAAAACATTTACTCCGTCTTGCAAAATTATACTTTGTCTATCTCCAGCATCATCTATGTAGTGATACTTCCAAACAATATTGCCCAATCCGGTAATATTAACTTTAAAAGACGGAAGAATGACATCTTTTCCCGAAGTGTTTATGTACACAGTGGCTTGTGTTGATTCTATTGTATTTTCTATTGTGAAGGAAGACGGACTTGTTTTGGTCAACCCTGTATTTTTAGCCCAAATGGAGTCTAAGAAATTCACCGCATACAACCCATACCCACTCCCTCCTGCAAACCCAAAATTCGACAGTACAAGATCATTACCATTGCCCGTAATGTTGGCAATAGTAGCACGATCTTCGTCCTCGTTGGTTTTGCCGGTGACTGTCCATGCTTGGTCGGGGAAGAGCCAAGGATAAGTTTTGACGAAGTAGTCTTTGATCTTGGTCAGTTCTTCTTCGGTGGCATCGTGATCGAGAAATACAAGTTCCCAGATAGCAACATTAGAGCATGGAGATAAATTTTCATTAGCCTTCGCGACTACCAATTTATCACTTCCCAAAAAACTTCCCGATTCTATTAAATTACCATTATACGATTTAGATATTTGATAGGAATAAGGAGATAGTCCTCTATCAAATACATTATTAGAACCAAAAGATATTTCTATATTGGGATAATTGTTTTCTAAGTTATTATACTCAAATACGAATGCACCATCCTTATTCCAATTTTTACAGTTAGAAACCAATGCCGTTGAATCATTTTTTTCTTCAATCCACTGTCTCAACGCCACAACCGTATATCCCTTTTCCTTAGTCAGAATAGGGAAATTCTCACAAACACCATAATCGTCTACTCCGTCAAAAACGAGTGCGCCGGGGTAGAGGGGAAGTTGTTCAATTGTAATTGATCCCACTTTACCCGCAGCATTAAAAAGATAAACAGCTAAAAAATCATCTTCTTTTATTGCAGGAATTTCAGTGATGCCATTAGGATTTAAAGGTACTTTTACTGTTGTAGCCGTTGATGTAGAAGGAGCATAAAATGACAAAAATAGATCACCTTCATTGTATCCTTCACTTGATATTTTTATGAAATAAGATTTATTAAATTGGTAAACATCCTTTAGTATATAAATAACGTGACCCATTCCTGAGGTTAAAAGGGTTACTTTAATAGAATTGCTACTTTGCTCATCAATTCTTACTTTATCTACAGTAGCATTGTTTCTGAAATAATTAAAATTCTGAACATAACCACCAACCCCGGACATTCCCTTCCAGGAGAAGTTTTTCAACTGTAGATCATGGCCATTACCCGTCTTATCAACCCATACAGGATTGGCAGCCATCTGCTCATTAGTGAGACCTAATGCTGAATACCTTGCAATCATACCAGGAATAGATGGGAAAGGAGCTACTCCACCCCCTCCCCTAAATCTCCTAAAAGGAATTGCATTAATATTTCCTATTAAATTCATTGTCAATTCCTTTCCTTAAAAACCTATACTAAGATTGGTTGCCGTTGTCCCTTCTTTCAAAATCTTCTGAACCATGTACATAAGAGGTGACCCCAAATTTGCGCTCACTTCCGCTTCTGAAATGGTGTATTCCATTCCACCTGTCAAGATTACTTTAATTGTTCCTTCTGAAAGAGGGACGATTATAAACGGAACTTCTTGTCCGTTTTGATCGGTCAGAACAATATCTTCGTTAATATCAGATAAGTTCCATGCACTACTGATTAAAGAAGGTGCAGCTTCACCATTAGTAGTTATCAGCTTATTGGAATTAGCTGTTACTGTTCTTTTGATTATATCCATTGCAATGAAAATTTTTAAATTTGATTTATCTAAGTAATTACTTGTCACAAAGATAATCTTTTCCGAACAAACACGGTAAGTTTGTACCTCTTTTATAATCAAAGCAAAAAAAGGAGAGCAATTAAACTCTCCTTTTAGTTTATCAAATAGGTTCGTTGTGGTAGTATATACAAAATATACCCTCTCCTGGTTTCGTAATATTTCCCGCATCATCATCTGCCGGAGAACATTCTTGTCCAGAGCCATACCCAGCAATTCTTGTTTTACCTCCGTCTGGAGAAGTAAAATAAGAGCCGCCATAGCCCGCACCTCCATATGAAGACGCACCAGTTCTTTTTCCAGATAGAGTGTTCAGATATCCCATTTCACCTTTACTTGTGCCTCCAAAAATAGATTGGACAGGAATAACAACTGAAGATTGAATAGGTTTAGTCACTTCTCCCAAAACAGTATTTTCATAGGAACTTTTATATCCATATCTGCCATCTCCGCCCGGCGCTCCATCCGGTTGCATTCTTGGTCCTGTAGAAGAATAAGTTTCTTCTTTTGCGTTTTGACTTCCGTAGCTTCCACTACAATAAAATGTGCCTCTCATGTGGGCAGTAAAACCACCGGAACTTTTTGCGTTATATACAGAATAATTGCCCAATTTATTTTCTTGTGGTATAGGATAATCGGCATCATTTTGAGCAACATCTTTCCCATTATAGGCTTTGTATTCATAAGTTGTTATTCCTAATCTTATGGAATACTCTGTCCCGTACGTCCAAGATCCTGCATTTGGGACACCACTAAATGTAATTTTATTTATTTGACCATTTGAAATATCCGACATCAATATATTAGGAATATACACAATTTGTCCAGTTGTTCCACCCATCAATGCAAATTCATTCCAAGAATTCCAATACTCAAATTTTTCACCTCCTCTTCCAACTATCAAAAGGGAAACGTATTTGTAAGAAGTATCTAATTGGTAATTGGATTGGTCACTTGTTATCTGCACCAACTTGTTCGGTTTGGATAAGGTGTATTCCAAATTCACACTTGTTTGATAAACCCCACTTATACTCCCTGTCGTTGAAAAATCACTGAAACCGGAAGATGTAATTTTAACCTGATAATTTCCTGCGGGGATTCTGTCAAACCGTGCCGTATATGTTGCTGGCCCTGCCGAACCTGTATGCTTCTGCCCTTCTGAATCTGTAAATTCCACAGTGCCACCTAAAGGATTTACTTTTACTTGCACCATATACAGCGGAGTAAGGTTTACTTGCACCTGCATTCCTTCACTATTCACTGTAACACTTTGTGAAGTCTCTTTTGAAAAATCCCCTTCTGGAACGTATAAAATGTACTGTCCATAAGGAACGTTGGTGAACGTTACGGTAGTGGTTATATTTTTAGTCTGAATCACCTCCAGTCCCGTACTGTCCTTTAGTTGGATTTGGCTTGGCATACCTTGCATTTGTCCAACTCTCCTTACCTGAACATTAATGGCACTGTATATTTGTAGAAGGAAGGTGTTAAGCGCAGTTTTCCCGCTTACTTCAACCGTTTCCTCTTTGCTTTCAAATCCATCTTTAGAAAAAGTTACTTTATAGCTTCCGTCCGGTACAAATAAAACAACTGTCCCGTTTTGTGAAGTTGTACCGGAAGCCATCTGTAAACCTCCTTCCTTATTTTCAGTCACAACAACCTGTACGCCGGAAATGTCAGTTGCCCCGTCTAATGTGTTCCTATGGACAACTACTGTAAGCTCACTTGCAGGTTGCAAAGTAACCTCAATTGTTTTCGCTTCATTTAATACACCGACTTTCCCGTTCTGCGTTACATAACCATCAGCACTGACCCCATAATCATAATCAACACCTAATGCAGCGAAAATAACAGCTTCTCCATTGTTGTTTGCGTTCTGCTGATAATTGTTTGATGCAGATGTCATTTTTACAAGAGCGTTCTGAATAGGAATTGCTATGTTAGATAAAGGAAGAAGGGTAAAAGGCAAAACTTTAAAACTGTTACTTTTACCTGGTTGAGGAGAATTTCCATTTAGCCAATAAAGAGTTGCGTTATTTGAATCTCCATACTGGGTACATGTTTGAATGGATTCGCTCCCCCATAAAGAAAGACCCAATGTACTCAAAATCTCTTCCACCTGTGTTTTGTAAGAATACAAAGTAGTTACTTCACTAAATGAAGGTAAATATCCACTCTGCCCATTCCCAAACGTATATGTCTTGGCGTATTCTGCCGCAGGTGCATTGCCAGTTCTCAATTTAGATATTATCGTGTCGGTATAAATGAAACCATGCGTTGCTTTATATAAGTTTGAGGATGATACGCCAGTACTTAACATTGGTACATTGGGGATCAAAGTTCCTTGTCCTCCAAAAGCGTAGTCTGCGACACTTATATCCGTCGATATCATAAACGAATCAGTATCGGTTGAAATGCCTATACCACATACATCAGACGTTCCTTTACCAGATGATGTCCATTCTTCTTTTGTGTAACGATTGTTATCCTTATCATAGATATACACACCATTTGGAACAGGATTGTATTCATAGGTACAGAAATGACGAACTGTATATGAATTACTTTTGGTCGTTCCCCTTTTTGTGCCATTAACCCAACCAAAAATCCAAGCATCATTTGAATTATATTGTGTCGAAGTCCAATATGAACCACTACTCAATGGATCTGAACCGATTGTCGCACTTATTGAAGTGTCGATCTTAACTCTGCTTAATTGAGCTACACCCCACTGTCCACAAGAAGGCAAAAACCAAGAACCCGCTCCAAATCCTTCTGTAGAATAAGCTGCGCACTGATGTGCCGCCGTGCTTTCCGTTGGTTTCGCTAATATGATGCTTTGAGAATTTGTCTTACCTGCAAAATCACAAAGAGCTAAAGATTCATTTGTTTCGGTAACTACATTAGGAATAATGCCTAATGTCTGTGCCCAAAACGCCACGCCCACATCTCGCAAAGCAATAAAATCAAAATCCTTGCTTCTTACATCAGTAATGACACCGACACAAGTTTTAGTACTGTCCAATTCAGTTGACCATGTTTTGTCACCATATACAAAATCACCTATTTGAGGGCGAATAAGTGAAGACTGTTTTGAAGTTACCTTAAATGTTACATTTACATTATTTGCAATCAAAATTTCTTTGTTGATGGCAGGTGCATTTACATTCAACGTGCCTGATTGTGCTTTCAAAGGAGAAGGTGGGATAACGGTATAATCATAGTTTCCGTATAAAACTTTATTTGCCGGAATATCTGAACTTATTGCCTTTTTGCCATAGAAAGAGAATGTGATATTCAAATCTTTCAAATCATCTGCGGATAATGTACCTCCGTCAAAAGATTGCACATGCACTGTCCAAATGGTAGAATTACCTATTGTTTCTGTATCCAACAAAAGATCAGAAAGCTGGAATCTTTGAATTACATCATTTTCCATCTCCGCCGTTAAGGGAGCGTTTTGCGAGCCATAAGTTATAACTATCTTCAGATTGGACGAAACGCCACTTACCTTAAAACCAAAATCCAAAGCCTTGTGATAATCCACTGTCTTTTCTGCGCCAATTTGGAAAAGACCATTCGAAAACCCTATAAGTCCGGCATCCACATTAAACAAAACATAAGTCTCTGTAGAAGCTGTCGATGTCTTGATTACACTCGTTAAAGTAAGATTCTTTTTCGTTCCATCCCAACTTCCTTCCCAGCCATCTATCCTATTTGAGTTGTAAATTCTGGTAAGACTTTCCGTAACACTACTATTATCCTTATCCTGAACAATTGTCAATGGAGAGACAATTACACCATTGGGGAAACAGGTCTTTAATTGATCTGTTGTTACGCCTTCCGATGGAACAAGATATTTTTCATCTTCTTGAAAAACAGGACAACCGGAAAAATCCGCATCGCTATCTTGTGACCACTCAAACTCTCCGCCATTAAACGTCATAGTAGCTACGCCAGACGAGTTAGTTGTCCCTTTGTATTTGTTAGATGAATCGCTTCGATCTGCCATTTCGATAATGGCATTCTCAATAGGAGAACTATCATTTTGACTTTTTACAGTAAATGTAACCGTTGAAATTTGAAGCATTTCAACACTTATGTTCTGGCTTCCATCTGCAATTGTAAATTCACCTGTTACATCTTTATAACCGGATTTCTTTGCTGTATAGATATACTGTCCGTTCTTGTAAGTCAAAGTAAGAATGCCGTTAGAAGCAGTAGCTCCACTTGCAACAGGTGTGTCTGGAGATTCTGCCTTGGCAAAACTTATAGCTACATCTTGTGTGGATGGAACAGTCTGGAAAGTAACATTGTATTTTACATAATCAGCCAAATCCAATTCAATGACGCTTGCGGCGGTTGCCACACTAAATGTTCCGCTTGGCACTTCCACCAGATTAGGATTATCCGTACTTGTAGTAGGAATCTGATATTGATAATCCCCTGTAGGAAGAGCAATTGCCGCGATACCCTGACTGTTTGTTACAATGGTTTCAGGAAGTGCCCTTGCGCTACTTTGCCCTACAATTATCTTTACATCCTCCAAAGCAGAATTTCCTACCTTTGTATGGAATGTAACTGTCGCTCCAGGAACAAGTGTTATCTGTACACTTTTTTCAGCTTCTTCGATTCGCACATTTCCTGTCCCGTTTAAAAAACCTGTTTTTGAATAAGCGTAAGTATGCGTTCCTGTGGAAAGATTTATTGTTGCTATACCGTCTTGCCCCGTTGTGATTGTATCATTACCATCAATAGTAATTTCAACGCCTTGTGTGGCTGGTGAAGTTGTAAATGTAGTTTCAAACCCATAAGTCAATTCTATCACTTTCTCCTGATCAGCATCTTGTATGCTGCCCACACCTTCTTCCGGTGAATATCCTATGAGTGACGCACTCCAATCATAAGCACCGTTTATTACCTGCACAGGATCAGTTGTTCCATCATCTTTTGTTTTAAGGCTTACAGTATTTCCGCTTAATATGGCTGCTCCACTTACACTGACAGTCACATCTTTTAAGCCTGATTTTCCTGCGGCGGTCACTTTAAAGGTAAGATTCCATATCTTCTTTAAAATCTGTGTAAACGTTTCCTCTTTTGTCACTTCAAAAGACAGTTCTTCACCCTTATAACCTTCTTTTTGGAATGTAGCCGTGTATCGTCCCGATTTCAGTTTTACGGTGGTTTCTCCGTTTGTTTCTGTTATGATACTCCCTTCTCTACCTGAAATATCAATAGACACTCCTTGCAAAAGATTGGGCGAAGCCATGTTATCTTTTACTACAAACGTAATATTATATGATATAAGGGTAAGTTGAGCTAATACGTTCTTGTTGCTACCGGAAACTTCCACATTACCTTGTGTCTGAACATAGCCTTCCTTCATTACCGTATAAGGATACTGCCCGTCAGAAAGACGAACCATTACCAAACCACCCTGCGAAGTCTGATAATCCTTTTCGTTGATATGAATATTAGCGTTTTCAATTGCAACACCTTCATCTGTCTGTACAGTAAATACAATATCGTATTTCTTGTACTCCATATTTATAGGAAAAGACGGAATATCTGCACTTACAACTTCCAGCTCGCCTAAATAATCGTCCATACCATTGGCAACCACCGTAAACGGATATGTACCGTTTTTTAACTGCAAGGACACCTCACCATTATCCTGTGTCTGATAAGACGTTGTATTTATCTCCACTGTAGCCCCCTTAATAGGTTCTTTCAGTGGATTTTTTACCGTCATTATGACATTGTAAAGTCTTGCTTTTAAACTTATTACACTACTGTTATCACTGTCAAGAACAGTAACCGAAGAACTGCCGTCATAATATCCCGACTTTGTTACGGTATAAGGATATGTCCCGTTTTGAAGGCTTACAACAGCTTGCCCTCTTTCATTTGTAGGATAAGAAGAGCCATTGATATTTACTGCTGCTCCTTGTACCGGACTACTGTTATCACTGTCAAGAACAGTAATAACCACATTATAATGTTTCAATACAAGGGTTCTTTGAATAAATGTATCCTGTCCTTCTACGTTGAACGATCCGGTCAAATCATCGTATCCCTTTTTCTGTACGGTGTAGCTGTAATTTCCACTCTTTAATTTTATAGTAGCTTGTCCAGAACCGTTTACATTCAATACTCCCGGCTGTCCTTCTATTTTGATTGTAGCTCCTTCTGCCGGATTCCCCTGATTTACCTGCGAAATATTAAATTCCACATTGTATAAAAAGAAATCCATCTTAAAGGTAACGTCCGCATTCTGGTTGTTGACCTTAATTTCCCCCTGCAAAGTATCATACCCTGTCTTTTCGATTGTTACAGGGTATTCACCATTTACAAGTGGTATTTCCGCCTCTCCTTGCTGGTTCGTAAGATATTCTCCATTGTTCACCTTTACAATGGCATTCGGTATAAGCTGATTTTCCTTATCCTTTACAATAACAGTAATCGTCCATACCTTAAATTCCAATTCAGGATATACTTCTTTATCTCTACCATCTACAACTACACTGCCGGAATACTCATCATATCCCAACTTTTCAATAGTGTAAGGATAGTTCCCGTTCCTTGCGGACAAAGAAGCCACACCTTGCAAATTGGTAGTGGTTGTTCTATTATCCATCATTACATTTGCATAAGGAACAATCCCTCCCTTTTCGTCCGTCACATGGAAAGTGACCGTATAAGGAGCTAAAACCATTTGTACATCAATGGAAACACTACCATTCAACACTACAAACATTCCTTCTACGGGGATATATCCCGAAGCGGAAACAATATATTCATACTGTCCGTTTGCAAGTTGGATAATAGCTTGCCCATTGTCATTTGTTATAACAGCATTGTTCCCTATAGAAATATTTGCACCTTCCACAGTGCCACCTTCCGAATCTGTCACATTGAAATAAACCTCTTGATAAAGATTCAGTGAACTGTCGTTGATGCCTACAAATAAATCTTCCGGTTCAGCCGGATAAAACAACGGCGAAAGATTGCTGTCAGAATCATACAAAACATTCCCGTCTTGATCGCGCATCACAAACCCTCTAATACGAGGAAGCTGGTTTGCAGGAACTTGCTGGTCGTAATACGGAAAGAAATACTCGTCCGGCACGTATTTCACGCCATCGGTCTTTTTTACAATATCCAGCAAATCGTCCCATTCCACAATTTTACCCGGTGTCCAAAAACGGAAATCAAGGTATTTTGTAAGGTTCACTTGTATGTTCTGACGAACAGTGGCAACATCATAATCTGGTTGAAGCTGTACACGGAAATCCAATCCTCTTTCTGAACCTACATAGAACCAATCAATATTCTTAATACCTATACCAACTGCCTTTCCCTCAATATTCAGTTCTGAAATACCAAAATATCCTTGTGCGCTTTCAAGAAGTGTATCAAGTTCTTCTTCGGTAAAGAAAATACCGTTCTGCGAAACAACATAGAGATTATATATGCCCTTTTCGTCCAATCCGGCTGTCATTACTTTTAAAACACGATCATCTATATTGTTAAGTGTCTGTGTCCAGTATTCTATTGTATTCTTGCTAAGGATATTCAGATTGTTCTTAATACGGATTCTAAACGTTTCATCATCCTCACTATCACGTCCTCCAATAGCATAATATTCATTCGTACATTCGATATGACCTTGTGGCTGCGGAGAAACATTAGTAATGCTATTAGGCGGTACGTTTGTGGAATACCCTGTGTTGATACTTCTTACCTTTACATATCCGTAACCACTTTCTCCAACTGTCAACGCTTCATCAACCTGAAAACGAATACCATTCTTGTTTACAAAAGTAACAGAAGTGTCATATGCCGTACCTGGATCAGCAGATACCCTTATATATGTCGAAGAACCCAAAGCACCCTTACGAGGACTTACACCATACAAAGCAGCAGCCTTATCCAAATAAGCACCTGTGGCTGTATCCGGGAATATCTGCGCTTCCTTTATGGCGATATCCTTCATCGCCTTTTGAGCAACCTTCGCCACTCCAAATGCTGTAGCATTCACAACCGAACCGTCAGCCACATTGCTTACTTTGGCCGTCTTATCTAAAAACATCTCTATAAAAAGATTCTTTAGATTTGTTATCGTTGCACTGGTTTTTGTAATCATCTGAATATCAATTATATAGGAATATTTACTAAATAATCTTTCTTTGTCACCGTCTTACATTGCAAAGAAAGGAACACGGCATCTTCCTCTCTTTTTACATCTATCAATTCCACAGAATCCCATCTTGAATCCCTTTGAAACATATTCATTATATCCTTGAAAATAGAAGGATACTGGATTGCATTTACTGTTGTTCCTATAAACTCATTGGCAATTCCGTAATCTTTAAACTCCGGTATCGCTCCCTTTTGGGAAGAAAGAATAGTATCTAAGGCTTGATGAATTGCTTCGTCACCTACTACTATCTTCAAATCGTCATTCTCGAAGATAAAATTCACATCTATATCACGACCGAGAATGTTATCTCCGACAAGAACATCTACAACCGTATCAAGATAATTGTTTCCAACATTCTTTAAGTTGACATAAAACTTTCCTCCACCATCAGAGAACGAATAATCTGTTTCCTCTATATATTGTGGTATTGTAATATCCATCCAATCATCCTCCGGGTTGGCACTGTTAAGCTGTCTGGATACATCTTCAAACCGTTCCCCTGTCCGAAGTGTCTTTTCCATCTGCAAAGTGTTGTTTCTATCCAAAGAAGAACTTCTAAGCCATCTTGCCGAACTCTTGATAGTGGAAAGTTTTGTCTGTGTTTCTGTGAAATTGTCCAGAATATCCCACATGGAAATATCATCCAAAGTATTTTCATGCAGAATAAACAAAGGCTCAATCGTTTCCGATTCCCTTACAAGTTCCACAAGGCGCAAAAAAGAATCCTTGTCCATCTCTCCACCATTACTATAATAGTCCACAATAAGAGGATAGTCGTTGGTACAGAAATCAACGAACTTCTGGAAATATGACTTTATATCATATCCCGTTACGTTGTAAAATTTTTCAAACGCTTCATCCATTGCCCAGCAAACCTTTAGAGATTGAACTTGCAAATTCATTTATACCCTTTTGTATTGCGTTAGAAGCACACTTCTTTAAAAGAGAAGTCTTTGTACCTTTCGCTCCCGAAACTGCTTCTAAAGGAGCTATAACGGTCATTTCAAGATTATATTCCCATATCATGTTCTTTGACACGCTCTGACTGAAATTAACGCCACGTGAGGGGATTGTTACAAGGTAACTCTCACCAAGAGCCATGTTATAGAAGAAAAGTTTCATGGGGAAACCATTCTCGTCAACACCATTACTTTTATCTATGATAGATTGCAATATCTTGATGCAGCCATATCCTGTTTTAATGCCGGCATCGAAAGAAGGCATTTTAAGAGAGCTTGTAGATTTCCCTTGTAGCTGATAGAGATAACGCTTTCCTGCCGATATACTAAAAGCTGCACCTGTCAAAGAAACACTATCCGAGCCAGTCAAAAGAATCTTGAATGTTCTTCCGAAATTTCCTTTTATAGTGATTGTCTGTGGCATGAAAACAGGGGAAGTGAGAACGGTTACACCTCCTGCCGTATTGACTACCGTTGTTCTTTTCGGCTCACTCTTATCTATACTCTCCGGGCTGATAGGGAAAGTAAAGACATCAATTGTGTTTCCTTTGGAATCTGCCAACTCCAAAGAACACATATACACTTCAAAATCATTCGGGAACTGTGCCGACATCATGGATCGTCCCAAATTTTTAAGTGTCGATTTCGCTGTTTTTACTACTGAATCCAAAACTGCCACGGTTGAAAATATTTAAATCGTTTTTCAAAAGTACAAACTTTTCTCACAATCTCCTACCCTTGTGTTATCTTTTCATTCTCATAATCAGAAGCAACGAAATTTTGTGCCGTCTGCATAGGAGATGTAACAGGAACAGGAGCGGGACTTGGCACGCCAGCCGTTGCTCCAACAAGAAATGAGCCTGCCGGGACATTGTGGGTATGGGAATTGAATGTATTTACAAAACCATTCAATTTACTTGTAAGATTATCCAATTCAACCAAACCTTTCAACCCTCCGCCATTGAACTCAATAATATCATTATTCATTTTCAAAGTGGATTCTCCTGTCTTTAAATCTAATTGTTCTTTAGTTATTGTACTTTGTACATCTTCCCCAATCTTCACAGCAACACCTGTGTTATCCACTTGTAAAGATTGCTCCATTTCCTCCGTTTTCCAATGGAAATAAACCTTTTTCAAATCCATAGAAACTTTTCTTTCCTCTTCTTCCGGTTTTTCTGGATTCACAACCTTTGCTTCTATCTGCGTATATCCCTTTACGGAAACATTTGTTCCTCCGGTTACATTCACGCTTCCAGTGGATTCAACATTCACTTCCGATTCTTCCGAACCTGTAGCAAGAACCTTTACGGATGCTTTTTCGGGAGAATTAATTGAAACAATTACTGCATTATTAGCCGGATCAACAGATAAGGATGCGGTCACATTCCCTACTGTTTTTCGGAACTGGAACGTATTCTCTTTCCACATAGGAGATTGGTCGTTTCTCGGATAACTCCCTATCACAATAGGAATACCGTCATACGGATTACTTGCTATCACTACCGCCGACCCTTGTTCATTTTCTTTCTCCGGGAACTCGATATTAGCCAAAACTTCGTTTGTAATATAAATATCCCGAAAGAAAGCTCCCCCATTTCCCATGACCGAAACACGACCTCTCCTTAAACAGGTTTCCACATACAAATCCCTGTCCACTCCATTAGGAATAACTATGAACCCGAATGAAATCGCTTCGGGTGACGCATTCAATTTTCTTACTTTTCCTCCCGCCATACTCAACTAAACATCTTACGATTAAGAAAATATTCAAATTGTTTTCTATCCACCTTTGGAGAAACAAGCGTAGCGATCTGGTCTTTTTGAGCCACTTTAGCTGCATTTTTCATTTCCGTCAAATCAACCAATTTGAAATAATCCGGTTTTACATCCTTACTTTCTTCCCCTGCGTTATCCTGTCTATTCTTTACAGAAGAGAAAGAATTGGAAAGAATAGGAACGTACATACCTCTTTCCACTTGCATAATAGTCTGTCTTTGCAAATTCCCATCCAAGAAAGAAACATTGTTGATCACAGAGGACACATAAAAAAATTCATTTGTCGGTTCAAAGTAAACAAATGTACCGACCTTTATTCTTCTATCCCCATTTATCGTAATCGTACCTGTTCTCGTAAAAGGAAGATAAGCTGTTGATTCTATAATGTATATAAGATCATTTAACGCAGCTTCTTGAAAGTTAGCAAGTGTCTGCGTCTTGTTCACTCCGTCCGTTTCCTTGTAGTTCAAATACTGATCTGTAAAGGACATTTTCTTGTTACCAAACACTTCGGCATAATCATCCAAATACACAATAGGAACAAAAGCAAGACTTGTCGTATTCCTTTGCCCAGCATGATTATCCATTACTCTTAGCTGATACCAAGAATAGCTTCTTGTATCATAAGACAAATCATATCCTTGCAAATTGTCGGAAGCAATCGTCACATACTGCCCATTCTTATAAGCTCCCAAAATAGCATCCTTATTGAATGGAGGTTGTCTTACAACCACATCTATCGTATTAACGTAGGTATCAAAGTAAAATTCCACCAAAGGAAACTGACATACCCTCGTCATATACTCCAATAACGTACCGTTCGGATTGGCAATGGAAGAATCAATAAGAACCCTTTTTTCGAGAATATCCTCCACAAATACTTTTACTATCTGCCAAACACCATTAACAGGACGTTTTTCTTTTGCTCCAATATCATATCCTTCTGTTCTTTTGTCTTGCCAAGAATCAAATACACTATTTTTGGCTATTCCTATTGTTGACATGACATTTACAATAAACCATAGGCACTCCCGTATAGGCTTTTCTGCATATGACCATAAAAGATTTGAAAAAGCTCCTGTAAGGACATTCCTTTTAAACCAAATACTATCCTCACTCATTTCGTACCAATGAGAAAAGGTATCAGTAGCATTCAATAAAGGAATGAAATAGCACCCGTCCTCCATAAAGAGTTTGCTTATATCCCTTCCTTCTATTGTGATGGATTTTACGTTTCCCTGTGCTTCAAAAGAAGATGTGCAAGTGTCCACAAATCCTATCATATCCCAAATATTGTTTTTGGCTATTTTAGAAACAGGAATCTCCAAGTTCACTTGCTTTCCTAAATCCAAATCTCCTGTTGATTTTTCCTTTTTCAAACGTTCGAACCGGATAAAGACTATATCGTTATTCTGGATAAACTTTTCTTGAAAAGATTTGACTTGCGCTCCCTCATTGGAAACAAGATTAAACTGTTCTACAATAGATTCTCCAAAAGCAAAAGAACTTTCATTAGCATAAAAAGGTGATAGTAAAACGGTAAATTCTCCCGTCTGTTTCGATTTTGTCGTTACTACCTGCAAAACATAAGGGGACAAATCCATAACCTTATCCAAAGCCTTGATATATACCCATACCCTTACGTTCATGGAAATTATCTTAGCGTTTATCCCTGTTCCTTTCAGAGAAGATGTAACGCTTGTGTCAGGCAAATATTCTTCATCACTTATCAGGCTTTCATAGTTTTCTCCCCAATAAGCCTTAAAACTTCCTTGCGACACAAATTGGCCTTCTTTTGCGGCTTTTGTAAGGGATAATGGCGTATCATCTTTCGGGCAGAACAAAGTTGTTCCTTGCTTTACATAAGGCAGCGTACCGGAATCATAATCACTTTTATATTTCGCTTGTTCCTCTTTGTCATAAGTTCCCCAAATAATATCAAGATTAGAAACCCCCTTTTCGTTCTTTACCTTCAATAAATCAGATGGAGTATATTTTTTCTTCCCAGTAGGAATAACCTTTTGCCATATATCAATAAAATCCTGTATAGTGGAGTATTTATACGCCGGAAGTGGGTATATTGGTGGTACGCTTGTTTTGCTGTTATCTTTTTTTGCCATTATTTATTGTCCTCCGAAGCTAAAGATTTAACCAATTCTTTCAACCCTATCTTATATAATGCTGCTGGAATCATGCCAATTCCATATGGTGCGGATGATAATAAATCCATGCCACCATCCTTAATTTTTTCTTTATTTTCTGATATAAATTTTTCCAACGCTGTAGGAAAATTAGCTGTAGCAGTGTACATAGCATTTATAGCATTCAGTATCTTGCCCAATCTGTCTATATTCGCTTCACCAATTCCAATCATTCTGTTTTCATAAGTGGACATCATCTTTTCGCCGGACGTAACGGTTCTTTCAGCAGCAGTAGGTTCATACCTGTTTGTTGGGTCATTCTGTTCCCTAAGTGCTTGCCTGGATTCATCCACTTTCTTATAAAATTCTCCAAAGTCAATATCCCCTTGTCCAGTAATCTTATTAATATCCGTATAGGAAAGGTTTGTAAATGCCCCTCGCATCAAATGGCGAAGCATTTCAAGACTTCCTCCCGATATTTCCTTCAATGATTCAAGAAACCGCTTCATTATATTTTTATCCCCCTCACCTCTTGACAAATCTTCCATAGCTGCAAGAATTTCAGAAGGATTTGTCAATCCTGTGGCTTGTTGTGTTGCACGAAGCAAAAGAGTTTGCGTTACATCATCTTGTGAAATCCCTTGCCCCATAAAAGCCTGCTGTACACGCTCCAATTGCCTACCTTCCATTCCGGTCTGCAAACGAACAGCACGCATGATAGAAGCTATGCTTGCTGCATCTATTTCACCTGTACGAGAAAGAATATCATCGGCAGAACGAATAAAAGTAGTCATACTTTCATCCATCGTAGAAGCGATTTCGCTAAGAGGGATTTGAAGCTGTTTCATTGTCTGTTCAAACGAACGGATAATAGCAGATGAAGAAGCAGTTTGTCCTTCCTCTGTACGGGCAAAACGCATCGCCCCTTGCATTCCCATTACAGTACGGTCACTAAGTCCATATAAACGCTGTACAGCCATCAAACTTTGTGTTTCCGGTACGGGCGCAACCGTTTCTTCCTTTCCTCCTGCGGCACGGATAAGCGCAGCACGTCTTTGAATATACTCTCCTACATTCATTCCAAGAGCACCAGCAGCATAACTACCTTCTCCAAAGGCTGTGCGCATGGCTTGTCCTGCGGAAACGCCCATTGTCTGCGCATAAGGTATGGTTCTCTTTTGCGCTTCCATAGCCTTTTCAACAGATGTAGTGAAAATTCCCGCCATGACATTAGCGACCGCAGTAGTTACACCACCCAAAAATCCCCCCACACCAGGAATCAAAGAAAGACCTTCACCCACAATTCCGCCCAAAGAAGATATAAGTCCTCCGCCCATAGCAGCAGGACTTTGAAATGTAGCTCCAACACCGGAAATTACTCTTGTGGCAATGTTAGTAGCTGTACTTCTGTCACTTCCTCTTTGTACATTTTCCCTTCTTTCTCTTGTAATAGGTGTTTCTTCTCTTGCTGGCACTGGTGATGGTGTGGGCACTGGAATAGGCTGTATTCCCGATCCGCCCACAGAAGAAGTTCCTCTTTGATTGTATAGAGTTTCATCAATAGAAAGGACACCTTCTTGTATTCCCTCTAAAGCGCGTGCTCCTGCTTGCACGTTTTGAAGAATTTGCTTTGTTATATCAGACAAATCGCTATTACCAGAAGAAATGGCTTCCACAATATCACGAAAACCTTCTTGATTTACACCAAGCAAAGCCGAGAGGTCAATAGCTCTCGTGCCTCTATCTTGATAGGATTCACCTCTTTCTCCCGAAATGTCCGCTTCCGGTTGCTTTCTTCTTCTCCTTCGTGTAGGTGTTGCAGTTTCTTGATCTTCTCCTTCCGGTTGTGGTGTAGGCTGGACAACTGGACGTGTAGGTGTTGCAGTCTGCCTACCCTTTTCGGAATTTTGCTGTCCCAAAAGGTTCAATTGCTCCCTAAGTTGGTTAAGTGCGTCGTTCTGCTGACGAATAATGTCGTTATTGTTTTCGACTATTCTTCGCTGCATATTCTCAACGTCTCTCCCGACCGACCTAAGTTGAGAGACATCTACCGACACCCTAAGTCTTTTTTCGTTATCCGCCATTTTTCTTACCTTTTTCTTTTGCCTTTTGCTCCATCTCGATCATCTTAAACATCTGATCTTCATAGAAGGCAGTATCTTGTTCCGAAATTTCACCTTCCGGTGCTTTCAACCAATCCCCGATATTGGGAATATACTCTTGCACTCTTTCCTCTCTTTCTTTCTTTTCTTGATTAAGTTCATAAAATGCCTTTTCTTCTTCGAACTCCATAAGTTCAGTAAAGAAATCACACTTCTTATGTTCTTCCGAAAGAAAAGGGATATTGTGCTTGTTCCTAAACCACCTATCAATAGGAAAAGCGTTATTCCATTTTATAACAAAATTCCTATATTCTTCCCGATTCATTAGTCCACAGAAGAAAGTATTTTTTCAGCCTCTTTCAAGAAAGGAAACACCTCGTTCATGTAAATATCGCTGATCTCCTTAAAATCTTTCAATCCAAGTTCCGAGAAACTTTTTACCTTCAAATCCGCAACCAACTGCGGACAAAGAACGGATAATGTTGCCTCAACGTCAATCATATCCAACGCACGCTGTGCTGTAATGGTAGGGTTGCTAATCAACGAGTTATAGCTTCCTTTTCCTAATCTCTGTTTGTTTACTTCGATCTGATAATACTGTCCTACATTAGGAAATTGAATTTCGTACTTTCTTCCTTTTACTGTAATTTCTTTCGTATTCATACTCTATTTTGTGATTAATTGATTGATTTATGCAAATATAACGATAAAACAGAGAAAGCAGAACTTTTGCTCTGCTTTCTAAGATAATGCCTCAATAAATTTCAAATGAAGTATTCTCGATTGTATTCATAGCACGATCAAAATCATCAGAAGTATCGTCTTTCTGAATTTCTTCTTCGAACTCCGACTGTAATTGTACGGGAACAGTTTTATATTTCAATTGGAATAAATCGTCAAACTGTTCTTTTGTCTTAGAAATAGACATCAATGTTGTAACTTCTATAATCTGTTTCTTCAAATGCTCTCGTCCAATTTCAGGAGTTAAAGATTGATGCCATTTGTATTTCCAATTCCCCTTAGAAGTCTTTCCTGTCTTTTCTTTAATCTTATCCACAACACCTTGCGGAAGTAGTTCATAAATATATTTGCTCGTCAATTTGCCAATAAAAGAAGGTTTGTTTCGAATATATTTAGGAACAAACGGCAATCCCCATAACCGATAAATATTCTTATAGAAATCATCTGTAAAAGTAAGCTGCCATTTTAATATTTCATCAGAGATGTAAGCGTTAAGGATTTTTTGAAGCTCAAATCTCTCTCTGTCGTATTGATAACCTGTAGCTTCATCGACCAAAGAAATAATACCTACTTTGGCAAAAGATCGAACTAATATTTCACATTGATCTGCAATTATCCTTTGTCTATCTGTCAATTCAATATGCTTTCTCGCTTCAAGCATCCCATCACAAATATCCACTAACACAGTAGCTTCATATCCATTAATCTTCAAAACGCCGTCATAGCATTCTAAAGGTTCGAAATGGGCCGGGTCTAAATCTCTGAAAATAAATGGTTTAAGTGTCAAATTATTTAAAATAAGCCCTATTTTTGTGCCGCTATTTTTATTCTCAACTATTTTCAAAGATTGCTGAATACCCCTACCTGAAATAACTCTCGTCCCATTTTCCAAAACATAACAAGGGATTGAAAAATCTCCTAATTTTAGTTCTCCCTTACATTCAATCTTATTAATCATATCATTTCTCATTTAAATTGTTTTTCAAACAAAATCTTATCCTTCTTATCATTTCCCATGCAGTACGCTGACTAACATCTATTCTATTGCATAAGTCAACAGAAGTTATTTCTTTGTCCTGTAGGAATAACCACACAGCTTTAAACCACTTTATAAGTGGAGTTGATGTTCCAAAGAAAATAGTTTTTGTTTTCGCATCAAAAGTCCTATTTGTACTACAGCAAAAATACTTTCGTCCTTTTATTTTTACCTTCGCTTCCTTGTCATAAGGTGAAATAGGATAACCGTCACCCCATTTAAGAAGCTCCAAAAATCTAACGCAACTTTCCTCTGTTGGAAAGGCCACGTCTAAATCTTCTAAACTTTTAAATCTACTATTCATAAAAATAATTTTTAATTACACCACAAATATAGTAAAATATTTCAATAAAACAAAATTAAATATAGTTTTTACTACAAAAAATAAGGTGAGAATAAATCTCACCTTACTAAATTATTTATTATGATTAATAGAAGTATTTCGCTTCACAGCGATGAATGTAAGGGTTAATTGATCTACAAATAACACAACGAAAGGTAAGAACTTTGAGAATAAATCTTTAGTTCTTACCTTTAAATTATGTTAAAACAAAGCTAACTACTTCAATATTCGGCAGTTACCACGGGGTTAAGATACCTGATGTTAACGTTATAGCTTGCAACTGATTGTTCTTGCAACTGCCAATTCTGATTCTCAATGAAACACGGAGTTAAAAGGGCAATCGTCTGTCCTGTCGGATCAACTTGTGTTACCATCTTGCGAGAATCATCAAAGTTCTGAACCAATTTCTTATAGATCATGATAGAGAAACCTTGTTCTGCAAATGTAAGAGTATCCAAAACTTCCTGCAAAGTTCCCAAGCGATGGATCATTGCTTCCACCACCGGAGCTTTGAAAGACAAGAAGAACTGATCTACTGTTGCGGAGCATCTGTAAGATACAGGCGGGATTTCCTGAATAGGCAAACTACCTAACCCCTGAACATCCACACGATTGATCTGTTCCTGTACGGTAATATTTCTGACAAAACCAGCAGTCTCACCACCGATTTTGATATATGCCATAGGTGCACTGAATGTCTGCATGATATTCTATGTTTTAGAATTATTATCCACGAATTAAGAAGCCTGTAAAGAACAACTTGTTGATTTCATTGTTCACCACAATCTTGTAAGTAACAAACCAAGCGTCTTCCTGTCTTGTTACGACAACATCTTTAAAAGAAAGAAGCAAGTTATCCTGTGCTTCCGTTGCTACTCTGGACTGCAAATAAGCAACCGTCCAATCCTTCACCGCTCCGGCAGACAAAGTATTCACGTTTACACCGTTTTCCTGCCCAAGCAGATCAATAGAAGCATTTACAACCAATTCCTTATTAATCTGTGCAACGATACGCATGAACTGGATACTGTGGCTCTGCCCGTTAGAATTGAATAACACCTTGTTGTCTTGTAAAGTGTTTACGCCCTGCAATACCACAAAATTGTTCGTGTAATCGTTATAAACGGTCACAAGCATACCGGCATCCAAAGCCTTTACTTTCTCTGTTTCACTCAAAGTATGCTGTAATTTGTCGATACCGATCGTCTTGTTTGTGACAGGAATATAAGGCGGTTTTCCTGCCGTTCTTCCTAAGATACAGCACAAGTTATACATCACACCCCACCAACGCGTTTTAATGCCTGTAATGCTGGATGCCATACCCGCACCACCATGCACCAACTGGACAAGTTCGCTATTGAAACCTTTCGCCAAATCAAGAGAATCTTTGAATTTAGCTTGATCATTGTAGCCACCTACAAACAAGAAATGAGTGTATTTAGCTTGACTGTTAATGTGTGAAATAACTTGTGACTGCAATGCAGAGTTAGCATTTTCACCAAATTGGTCGGTCATGATAAAGCTATAGTCCAAACCTGTAATAGCAGCAAGCGCATCTGTCAAATACTGTGCATTGTAAGTTTCAGTCGCTCCTTTTGCAAGGACAAATTTCTTTCCTGCGAGTGCAGTTGTTACGTCACTTTCAGATACAGTTCCTTCACCTTTTTTCTTTGCATTAGCCGTCAAGACAAACAAATTAGCAAAATTAGAATCAGATTTAGCCCAATCAATCAAAGTCTGGATATTGTCAAATTCCGGTGACTGCAATACCAAAGTAGGTGCTGCCTGATCTTCCGGTGTTTCTCCAATAGGATAACCATCTTCTGCGTACCCTGTGAAAGAACCAACGTAAAACTTCATGATCCATTTTTCAGGATCATCTTCTCCTGCCACAATAGAAACTCCATAACCAGTAATCAGATTGCCAGCTTCCGAAAGTGTACCATTTGCTCCCTTTCCTTCGTCCAAAGTTTTAACTTCAAATGTTCCGCCTGCCGTTGTTGCAAAAGTGATAGTGGCAGAAGTTGTCTGTGCAGCTCTAACAAACAAAAGCTGTGAAATACCAGTAGAGGCAGGATTTGAATAGTCCGGTGTAAAAAGTGCCTCTGCAATTTTCCAGTACATACCACCTTTCATGAAAGAACGAAACTCTGCCAAAGTATCAAATCTATATACAGAATCCAATCCCTGAAAGTTTTCCCCAGATACACCAGAGCCACCGCACCAATTTGCACCATAAACTCCTGTGTCAACTATGATGCAACGACCGTAATCAAGCGTTCTCGAAGGGCTTGTTTCTCCGCTTTTTATGGTAGAATACGCCCCGGGGAGAGTAATTTGTTTATTATTAAAAATAAATGATGTTGCCATAATTTATTGATTTTCAATTATTTATATATCGAATTTATATATATGATTTTATCCCCTCTATTCTTTCCAAATAATTAGAAGGAATTGTATCTCTCTTTTTAAATTATCTTTCTTCCGTAAAGGTTGAAAATTCAGATAATGAAAACAAATCCTTTGATTCTCTTCTCCATATTTATTTTCCAAAGGTAATCATTTTTCACTCAATGTACTACCAACTGCCCTTAATTTCCGATTCCACCCCTGGAAGTCCATCGATAGCGGTTGGGTCGCCAAGAGCAATACTATCCACTTGGTTGACCTTTCCAAAAATGATCTTTCCAAGTAAAGTAGTGTCCACAAGTCCGGGTGCTATTTCTTCGGAAGATAATTCCAATCCTATGGAACGAATAAAAATAGGAGTTGGCATCAATCTATTTTCCATCATCAGTTCTTTCATGGAAAACTCTATTTTGAGAAATTGAGAAGCCAACAAGTCCCAAGAACCAAGTAAAAGCGCATACAAAACTTCCGACATCAGAATTGATTCGTTCATATTTACAGAAAAACACATAATTTCCAGTCCATACTGTCTTGTATCTCTGTACATAGGAACACCACCCATAAAAGATTCTATCTTGCCTATGGAATTGGCAATACCAGTTCTCTTTCCCGGTTCTCTGATTACATAAGCCGGCAACCCTGTTCTGTCCTTTGGGTATTCCAATAATACTTTTATGTTGTTAGGGTTCGTTTCTTTCCTTAAAAAGAAATTCTTTGCTTGCTCATAAAAGTTGTAAGAACCATCCTGTGTATCTCCCAACACCTTATACAAGAAAGAATCCTTTTCATTTTTCTTGCTTTCAAAGTCAGTCTGAACATATTCCAAACAGCTTTCTATAATCTTTTTTATCTTAACTATCTGTAACATAATCAAATAGCTTTTAAAAATTCGTTTATAACCCTATCTGCAACTATATCTATCTTAGCTTGTTCAAGAGCCTTGTCCATGAGCTTGTATGGGATAATACCACCATTCCACCAACTGTTGGGGTCAGAATTTTCACTTACCCTTCTCCATGTAAAATAGCCACTTCTTGTCTCATTTGCGGTAGAAGCAATGTTTACTTTGGTTAACCCTTGATAAATAGGTGCTTTGTGCATGTAAGATGGTTTATTTACTCCCAACCTGTTTATTTCTTTTCTTTGTCCCTTTTCCGAAAAGTTTTCCGGCAAATTTCCCTTTCCCAATCTCCCTGACTGTCTTACAGCATTATAAATCTGCTGTGGCATTATAGTTGAAAACAATCCAGAATCCGCTACCGCTTCCGAAGTTGCGTGACGGAAAGGAATGTCAATGTACCAACCTCCACCTTCTGCTTCCTTTCTTTTTGAGGAATTTCTAAATCCTTCTTTTTCATCAAAAGGTGGCTGCCCTTCTTCTATCATTAAAGGAATAGGAGATTCTCTATTTGTCAATCCAAATGTAACAGACAAAGGGGATTCCCTTTCTATGAAAACTCCCCTTTTATATTCATTCCTTGTCTTATGAAGTTCGCTTGATATAAGATTTTGCCACCTAATCTGATATTCCGCTACAACTGCATCAATAATGGAAGAACCTAAAAACACAGATTGATCTCCTGAAAGATCAAATTCTTCCACAAGATCACCTAAATCTATGTCTATTGGTAAAATCATTCCACCACCTTCATTTGTATGTTGTCGTTCAAAATAACGCCAGAACCGTCAAAATTAGGTTTTTCAGAGACTATCAAATGCGTTCTTCTTGCTACCGCCTGGATAGGAAGCCTTGTTCTTTCCAATTGTCCTGATTCCTTATTCTTTTTCCATGAAGCACGTACTTCATGCGGAAAATCCAGCACATGAAACTCCAGTTGATGCTGATAATAAACGCTAATGACCGGATTTAAAGCCATATCGGCAGTCAAAATTATACAATAAGGGTTCGTTTCACTCACTTTGTAATCTGTCACTGAAAGCTGTCTTAAAGGCATCGTAGAACCATCAAACACATGTATGCTGTATATGGATAACGGCTTATAAGTAGTAAATATGAAAAAGTTCTCTCCGTCTGTTCTGACAGGAAGATTTTCGCTGAAATAAGAATATTCCTTTTGGATTGTGATCCTATCAAAATACCCCATATTCGGTTTATCTGTATCCGTCACCGTTACATTGATAGTTCCTATCAGTTCTTCCGACCAACGCTTATAATCGTTGTTTCCGTTTATTCCGGTTATGAGTGCATGGGTACTTACAGGGTTCACATAAAAATATCCAGTACCAAAGCAATTCTGACAATCCGTCAAAGGAGAATCCGGCGCATTACAAGGACAACGCAAAGCCTTTTCGATTATTACCTCATATCCTTTTAAATAAACGGCAGAATCGAACTCTGAACGCATAAATTCAGGACTTGCGTTGCTTAAAGCCGGAACGGGCGATTGTAAAATGCTTTTTCCCATAATACCTCCTACAATACCAAAAATTTAAACTGATCGTACACGAGTTTTATCCGTCCTACCGTTTCCGCTATTTCCTTCTGATACTGTTTCAGTCGCGCGCCATATCCTGCATTTTCAGCAGAAGCAGTAGAGTTGATAGACTGTCTAAGCCCGTCTATCTCCAAGTGCATGGACGCAATGCCAGGAAGATTGAATATCATATCACCTGCGATATTTAACGGGCCAAATGAAGCAAGTTTCCCGACCAGATTTATCAAATCAAGAGGCATCTTATCCAAATCAAATCCAGTCACATACTGAATATCCCAATAATCCGGTATGTTCGTGTATCGTTGGAATCCTATTTGGGTTGTTATCCCTGTAAGAATAACATCTGCATTCCCCCTAACTGAACTTGCTCCAGTCGGGACTACACTCATTCTCCGCTTGCCTACACCGTCCATATCCTTTTCGCAAGTAAGCCATGTTTGCGGGTAAATGATCTGCTCCATCTTGTTTAACATACCCGTAAGGGCAAGAGGAACTCTTACAGGACAGTTGGTTTGTATGATAGGGAATTGCTGAAAATAGTCGGTGCGATAATAAGAATGTGTTTCCGATTCAACCAACTGCTTTACAAATTTGAGATTGAAATAGTTCTCAACCTCTTTCTGTGCTGCACTAAGATAAGTTCTAAGAGCATCGTCAGAAAAAGCCGTACCTGTTCCAGCCTGTATAGTGATACCGTACAGGTAATTATTCCACATTTCGGCTACTGAAATGACCGACCCTGTGTTCTTTTTATATTTTATTGTAAACGTCAGTTGTCCCGGCATACCCCTTTTTTATTTTTTAGGTAAATCTATTATCGCATTGATCAGGTCATCTTTCTGATCTTCTTCTTTAAATCTTCCTGCCTTTTGTTTTGACATACCATTTTCAATGGCAAGAGCCTTCAAATCCTCAAAAGACATTTTGGACATATCCTCTTTCAAAGATTCAATTTCTTCTTCGGAAAGATTGCTTTCCTCTTTCTCTTCTTTTGGCTTTCCACCATTTGACAATCTTTCAGCTTCCTTTCTCCAAACTTCCACAGCTTCTTTCAGCTTTTCAATTTGGGTGTTCTTGTCACTGATAATACCATTCAGACGATTGATTTCAAAATCATATTCATCTTTCAAAACCTTGATAGTGGCTTCATCATCCTTTTCTCTTTCAGACTTTTCCTTTTCCAAGTTTTCTGCATCTTCCAAAGAAGTGATTCCTTTAAAGCCACCCATTCTGATATATTCCCACGTTTCGTCCTTTACGGTTGATTTTCCGTCCTTAAACTCTACAAGTTCATCTCCAAACTGGATAATGGTATTTTTATAAATTGTTGATACGATTGTAATCATGTTTCGAAATGTTTTAAATTATTAAGGGAAGGGAAGAAGCTACAAAGAACCCTTTCCTTCCCTTCGTTTATTTTAATTCCAATGACTAAGTATAGCCTTATGCACCCAACCCTTCGTCACCAATATTAATGACGCGACACATCTTAGCAGGTTGATACAGAACCGGAGTGCCGTAGTTCAAGATAGCAAATCTACGAGACGGTGCGGTGATCGCAAAGTCAATCTTGCGAGTGTCACCGAACTGCAAGTATTCGTTGATCTGGCTATCATTGTAGTAAATCAAAGCAGACTTCGTTCCTGCAATGATACGGTTACGATCACGAACCTTAGCAGCAACCGCACCATCATAACCAGCAGCCAGCATAGAAGCCGGAATAGTGAAGATAGGATAGTATTCTGTCGTATCCGTCAAAGCGGTTACTTTCTTAGTACGGTAAACCACATAAGCGGTAGCCTGATAAGCACCGCCTACACCTGCTGTCCACTGCAAGTCTACAGATTGAGTAGCTGCAACGGCCAAAGCTGCATCCGTCAATTTCAACGGAGCGGATTCACCGTAGCGGTTCTTTGCAGTTACCAGATAGCCGTAAGAGCCTGCATGCAACGTGAAGTTGGTTTTAGCATCTGTAACAACAGCCGATTTCACGCCACCTGCTGCAGGAGTTGCCGGAGCTTTCGGAGAAGTTGCTGTAGCTGTAGCCTTAATAGGTTTACGAACGTCAAAGAACTTGTCACTCTTAACTGCAACACTACCAAACTGTGTTACGATATTGTTTACAGACTGACCCATCGTTGCCCCTACAACGCTGTTAGCCATACCGACAACAACACGTTTTGATTCATGAAATTTCTTCACATAGTTGTTAAATACAACCGGAGCAGAAACGATACGGTCGATATAACCATTGTAAACGTTTACAACAGCATCAGCAGCATCTTCAACCAAAGCATCAGTCAAAATACCACCCTGTGCATCAATAACGGCAGCAGAGCCATAATAAGCATCCAAAATCTGTTCTGTGCTCATACCTTCCGTAGAACCACGGTCAGCAGAAGCGACACCCATCATGTGCTGGCGGAAAATACCATCAAATTCTTCTTCCACACAAGTAGAATCCGCACTCGTCAAGTTAGTGTCAATCAAAGTAAGCAACAGGGTTGTCTTGTTCTGCACCTCACGAGTGTACATGTTCATACCACCTGCCAACTTCGCCAACATTGCCGGGTCTGTTACCTGTCCTGTCAATCCCATGAACTTAGCGATAACAGATTTACGGATATATTGAGTATCGGTTTCTTCCGGTGTTTCGCCTTCACGGTTGAAGATACCTACATCTTCACCATATTTGTACAACTGGTTGTACTGGTGAACCGTGTTTTCGATTCTCTGTTTCGGCATTTCGTTATAAACGACCAACTGATTCAAACGGTTGGCAAGAACCTTAATGTAAGCATCCAAAGATTCTACTTTCAGACCGCCACCATTGTTGATCTGGTCGTTATATTGCATGCCAGTCTGTAAGCCGGCTTCCATAGCTTTCAATACATCAGCAACATTGTTGCTTCCACCAAAAGCAGCTAAATCATTATAATTATACAAATCCATGATTATCAATATTTTATATTACATTCAATCGAATTGTTTCCTTATTTCTGAAACTTGATGTTGTATTTTTCATACATGAACTTTGCCAAATCTTTACCGATAGTTTCAGCTTCGGTATTTGCCAAAAAAGCCAAAGCATCATCGCCAATAGATTTTTCAAGTTCTTCGCCTTCATTTTCAATAGCCTTGTTGATGGCAGCGGCAATCAAAGGACGTTGTTTTGTTACAGACAATAAAGTCTTTCCTTCTTCGTCCACTTCCGGCTTCATGGATTTCTCCAAAACGGCAGAAGTCTGAACGCCTTTGAAAGATGGAGTTTGCGCGCCGAAAGTTTCCAAAGATTTTTCAATGTTACCAAAACGTTCGTTCATAACTTCGGTCATCCCCTTTACGATATTGGCAGCCAAAGAAGCTCCGAAAGATTTCATATCTTCCATAGAGAAAGATTTCTCAACCTTATCTTCTTTTTCTTTGATATCTTCTTTCAAATCCTTTACGTCTTTCTTGTCCTCTTTTACGTCCTCTTTAAGAGCATCTTCATGCTTCTTGTCATCACCGATATTTTTCTCTTCCTTCTTTTCGGAATCCTTCATCTCGGCAACCGTTTTAGACTTCTCAAAAGTTACATCCCCTCTTTCCACCATAGAAGCAATATCTTCCGCACTGAAACCAGAATTTTCAAGTGCCTTGTATAGTGGATCATTTTTAATTTCATTCAAGTCTAACATAATACTCACTATCTATTTAAAAATTATTGTCGAACTCTTTCTACGAGTGTATTAAGTACACTTCTATCCAATCTTCCTTCCTGTACCGATTTGTAAATCTCCCAAAAAGACTCCACATCAAAAGAATGAGACTTTTGGAAGTTTACCTTGAAATTATTATCTATCTGAACTATCCCATTTTCGGTACAATACTCAAAAAGAATAGCGGATTTCTGCATTTCCAACAAATCGTTTCCATGCACACCCTTGCTTTTCTCAATATCAAGATAAGTTTTGGTATTGACAGGTGTCATAGTCAACGCTATGTTTGTAATAAGAGCTTTTATTACTCTTTTTGGATTCCGTTTATCTCTTTCCAAGGCCTTGCCCTCGACACTCATTCCGGGCTTTCTTGTTGAACCGGATTCCTTCATCTCAATAGCCTTATCCCAAAAAGCACGAGCCTCCGGTGACTTTTCCCATAATTTGCCTTTAACGAAAAACTTATTATCTTTCACGTAGGCTTCAATAGGTTCGCCTATCCAAAATCTACTTTTGTTAATAGGTGATCTTGTCGGCAAATGATCAAGATTGAATAGTCCTGATTTTAAAAATCTATCATATATAAACCCAGACGGTTCTAATACTTCTTCTTCGTCATCCTTTGAAGAATCAGAAGCAACGCCAGAAAAGACCATATTAGAATATGGAGATTCATTCGCAGAATCATCCTTTTTAGCCTTTTCCAAATCCAAATCTACATATAATTTGAAACTATCAAACATTCTATGGTTGTTGAGTTTAAATATAAACGTAATAACTACACTCAAAAATACTGCAAAATTAGGTATAAATCGCAATAACCCAATATTTTAACTTTTATTAATAATTATCACAATCTATACCTTTTGTATTAATGCAATTGCAATCTGTATTTCGATTGTTTGAGTGTGGCAAGAAAATCATCAATCCAACTTACCTCACCATTGTATTCATCCCGTCCGGCAAGTTCCTTTCTAAACTCAACCGTCTTGTCGAAAATCATTTGACAAATAGCGATAGGATCAGATTCTTCCACCTCATCACCTTGTATTTCTCCGTCTTTAAACCGTCCGAATCCTGCTTGACCGGCTTCCGCAATCTTATCTTCAAATTCAGAAACATTTTCCGAAAGATCATCAAGATAAACGTGCTTCGAGTTATCTTCCTCTCCCCAATGAATGTTTTTAAGGCGCGTTTTAGCTCCTTCCAGAAAATTAAGATAAGTGTTGAAAATACTCTTATCTTTCTTCTCGGACTTTTCAAGTTCATCTTCCTTTTCTTCCTTAGAAATAGTGTCCTCTTGTGACTTTCTGATATCTTCTGTTTTGGAGACGCCGTTTAATCTGAATTTAGTGCCCCACTTCCATTCTTGTTCACCGTTATCTTCCGTCTTGATAACCACAGAAAAAGGCTTACATAAGTTTGTTACTTTTTGGAAAGTAGCTAAAAAATCGGCAAACTTATCTCCATGTCCTCCGTCATTATCACTAAAGGAGATTTGGAAGTTTCCATAAGTATATTTGTTTGGTTCTTCTTCAACTTCCACTTCTTTTTCTTCATAAACAGTTCTCTTGAAAGTAATGGCTTTCTCAATCTTTCCTTCATGAGAACAGCCTTCTCCTACTCCATCTTCTGTACGGACGATATTTTTAGTTTCTCCATCCAAAGATTCACGTTGCAATGTATGAGCATCTTCCGTGTCCATTGTTTTTTCAACTTTCCAATCTTCCGGCAGTTCATCTTCCAAATTAAGCTCTTTTGCACGCTTCTTGATCCATTTCTTTACATCTTCCTTTGGCATAGAAGAACTACCGGACAAACGGATAGCATCTTTCAAATCCTGCCGATTACGAATAGGATATTTACCATTAGGCATTGCTTCACCTTTCTTTGCCAAATCCTTTCTTTCTTCATGCGTGAAAGAAGTCTTGTTTGCTGATTTTTCCAGTTTTTCAGGGTTTTTCTCACAATAGGTAGTAAATACTTCCTTTGATATTTTCCCGTCCTTGAATGACTTCATTACAAGTTGAAATTCATCCGGCACTTCAATACCAAGAATACGCTTGATATTATCCTTCATATCAAAAATGAAGTTGTAAAGATCAAGTTCCGTATGAGGATTGATCCATTCCGACCCTGTTTCTTCTTCCGCATCCACCAGGATATTGACTGGTGTCTGATCGTCAATATAGCACATGAAATAGTGGATTTCTATTCCTTTTCTTTTTGGAATGTACTTGCCAACAGGAATCAATAAGTCTTCCGACATATCAATACCGGTTTCTTCAAACAACTCTCTTTTGGCTGCTTGCAAGAAAGTTTCCCCTGGATCAACATGACCTCCTGGAATACACCAATCGTTCGATACCGCTCCCTTTTCTCCCACACGGTTCAAGATAAGAAGTTTGTCACCTCTAAAAACCAGCACATCGGCAAATTGCACCTTTCCTTGTTTTGCTTTGAACAAATCAAAGTAAACCGATTTTTTAATCAATCCTTGTTTCCAAAGTTCCCGACATTCAAAAAGGTGACGAATATCTTTTGCCATTTCAGCAAAATCTTCATCGTTTTCCAGCCTCTCGATCGACTTCTGAATAGAATTTCTTCTATTGTAAACACTCATCAAATCCTTTGATTGCTGTTTCAAGAACTCACTGAAACAACTCTCTGCCTTCATAGCGGCTTCCGCATTGTCACTACCTCTCAAAGAATCATATTGAGACTTCTGTAAAGAGTAATTTTCCGCAAGCGAATCTACTTCTTGCTTTATTTCTCTTTCCTTTTTAAGAAGTCCCTTATACTCATCTATTTTTTCTTTTTGCGTCTGTAAACCAAGTAACGCTTTCAAATTCAATCCCACGTCATTAAAATTTAAAATTTTATTTATCAAATTCACATTATAAAATGTTTACTCTAATAGGGTTAAACGCTAACCCACTATCGATTATCCTACTTACATAAGAATCACCGAATACTTTTCTTCCAATTCCAATAGCTCCGTTTATATCTGCATTAATCAGTTTATTTACAGAGCTTTGAAACAATCCACGTTTCTTTCTTTTACCTAAGTAAGCATCATGTTTCCCTAATTCTTCAAAAGCCAAATGATCAACTTTTGATGTATAGGATTCTTCGCTAAGATAAAAACTAATTCCAACTAATTTACATTTATAGGATATTTTGTCTATAAGCCTTGAAAAAGGAATTTCTACAAACTTCTGATTTGTTTTCTTTCCAAGATTGATTTCCTGTTTCCATCCTTTGTTCAGTCCTACCACAAGACTACCGATATTATTGTCAACACAATAGTTTATAATAAATCTACTAATCTTATGGATATAATCTTTTATCCAAAAATTCCTATAATTATTTAGTCTCCTAAGTCTTTTTGAAGTTCCTTTGTCTCCTGCAAAAGACATTAATTTAGCTCTTCTCTTATTGTACCATTGATTAAAAGATTTCATAATTCGCCCGTTTACAATGAAAGGTTGTTTCTCTACATTGTTGATACATGTGCATAAATTATTCAATCCTAAATCAACCGAAAGAACATTGTCTTTATTTAAATTCAAATCTTGTTCTTTCTTTTCATAAATCACTTCTACTACATAACAAGTAGCTTGCGGTACAATTCTAACTTGACATAATTTATTGTCTCCTATTTTGGTTTTAATTGGTGGAACAATGTTTTTAACAAAGTAAATATATCCATCTTTCTTTAGTCTACAAGCAGAAGTTGTAAAAACTACCGTATTCTGCTTTTTCCCTTTCTTATAATTAGGTAATTTCGGTTTTGAACGGAACTTAAATGGATTCTTTTCAAATTCCTTTTTCGCCTTTATCCATCCTTTTATATTTGAAAATACCTGTGAAACTACTTGTTGAGAAATTGCAATAGGAAGATTTCTAAAATCAAATTGATTTTCTTTACAAAGTTTGGTTGAAAATTCATATTCTTTCAGATACTCTTCGTTGAAAATTCCTTGACGTACATTATATAAGACATAATTATACAACAGACCTGATTTGAAACAAACATCTTCAAATCGGTTATCTTTTACAATATGTCTTTCAACCAATCTCATTCTTTATTTTGAATTATTGCTACAAACTACATCCGGGACGCAGACATTATCTGCAAAAAAGAAGTCCGGTTTATCAAGTTCAAAGCTATAAAAATATTGTGAAACATTATCAATAGGTATCTGTATAATGTTGGTTACTTTGCCCTTACAACCATTTTTCAGCATAATAACATCTCTTGGTCGTATCCTATTAGCCTTTTTCACCTTGTTGTCACACAAAACAAAGGAATTTTCTGTTATCCTATGTAACGCATCTTCCCGATACCCCTTTTCAAGAGTTTCATCCTCGGTAATATAACACACGTCCAAAACGCAAGGTATAGATGATGGCTCAAACTGAACTACCTTACACACCCTCCTGTAACCAGAGACAGTCTTTATAACATCACCCACTTGAATATCCTTTATCCATTTTGAGCTATCCACTGTAGGTATGCTGATATAACCAGAGTTGAAAATTGTTCTTGTCTTCATTATACTTCAAAATATTTTGTTCCTACCGTAATTTTCACTTTTGACTTCCTTTGAACACGATCTTTATCTTCCACTTTTTTAGGTTCAAAAGATTGTGTTTTATCATCCCATTCATAGCCATCTGGAATGTAACGAAGATTACATCTGCAATTGCCCGACAGACAAATCTTTCCGTTTCGTCTTACAATTAATGTATGGTATTTTTCCAATTCAACATCTCCAATCATACCATCGTAATCAATTGTTTGAATATTCAAAACAGAGCATCCTTTGGCAGACAATTGGCTTATTCTCCAATTATCATGTTTAGACGTATATGTTTTGTTCTGTTTTTTATCAAATGTAATTACCTTGCCAAAATTCTTATAACTCGGCCTATATCCTAATTTCAATAGAATTTCCCCAATATCATTACACAACTTTGGAGAAGATGTAAAATATTGGATTTCTGGTTTACAAACATAACCATCGTACACTTTAGGTTTTCTTTTAACACCATCACCTTCTCTAAATGCTGTCAAAAAAATATTCAAAAGATTAGGAGGAAGTTCTTTAATTTCTTTTGGTACAAATTTATCGTAAGCATGTCCAAATGATTTTAAATAAGTAAATAACTCCACTCTCTTTGTTATTGTTGCTCCTAAATACTCTTTACTCCTAAAAGGACTCAATCCCATATTTGAAAGGCATTCAAACATATTATCCTTAAATTCTCCCTCAAATTGAGAAAAAACAACATAATTAGCGTGAGAATTGCTTGTTGCGCTTCCTTCTGAAAGAAAATATCCCATAAACTGGCAAAACAAATCTGCTTTGAACTTATATCCATCAAAACAAAAATACTCTCTTTCAATGCCTTTCCACTTAAAACCAGCACATCTAAATGAACTTCCATTAGATAAATCATTCTCTGTTATCAACTGTAATTCTTTTGAATACTTTGTATTTACAGCATGATAGTGATTTGGAGTTGTACAAAGACTAAATGATCTATTTGTACGTTCTATCATCTTCCCTTTATAAGGCTGATTAATCCATCTAATAGCTTTGACCCATTCTAATTCCTCTGTTTTAGGATTGACCGACAAAAACAATTCATTCTTATTTAAAGATTGAAAAGATTTCCATCCTTCACTTGTAAAAACTTCTGTATCTTCTGAAAAACAATGTGGATGCAAAACGTAAAGTGTTGGTTTCCAGTCCTTTGACTTCCTTCCTATATTCGTTCCGTTGGCAATAAGTTCAGATAAATCAAATACAACAGGTTTAGAACCTATACCATTTGTCGTGTAAGCATTAATACAATATTTACAGCCACCAGGATACACTTGCTTATACACCTTAGCATGGATGCCATGTTCTTTCATTATCATTTGAGCCGTACCTATCTGAAAAATGTTCTCCATTTCGGTAGCAACTATACGTCCCCAGTCACGATTCCATTCGTCCAATCTATGCCCAAGCGCACTTACTATAGACTGAACAGATTTTCTTTTTAGAACCCCTTCCGAAAGTTCTTCTTTAATAGCTGTTTCAACTTCCCTTTCTCGCTCCGCAACAGCTATTTTCATTTCTTCTTCCGATATGGTGGAAGAAAGAGAATCCTTTATTTTATTTCCCATTCCCTTTATATAGGAATAAGAACGCATAGCCGACGCATTGTATTCTGCCTTTTCCCTTGCTGTCAATTGCGGGTATTGTTCTTTCTCGACATATTGTCTCAAATCATCAAAATTAAGCGAAGAAAGCTGTGATGGGGAAAGTATAGCTGCTAACCGTCCAAATATGAATGCTTGCCAGTAAGGTGGTATTTTTAGAATTTCTGTCTTTAGATCAAAATCGAATTTTTTAAGCACGTCTATATCATCCAAAGAAAGATAATCTTTCCCCAACACATCGGCAATCACTCGTGCAATACGATAATCGACAATGAAAAACAACTGCTGTATTTCTTCCGGTGTAAATAACATAAGACTACTTTGATTTTTGACTAACCATTTTCTTCGTCAAGTCCATTAACATATTGTTTATCTGTGTTGAGAAAATGACCTGCGCCATCCCTTCATAACCTTCTTGCACTTTAGGATAACGCATGGGGTCAACATGATGATGTATATTTGACACCAACGGCATTTTCTCAACCTTTATATTCTTGACATATCGAACGTTCACTTCTCACCCCAATTCTTTTCAATGTAAGACATAGCAGCATCCATGATAGGATTCGAACTAAAGGCTTTCTGTGTATCTTCCTTTTCTTCCGAAGCTATCTGACGATCCACTTCTTCATTCATCGCTTCTCCACCATACATAGCCTGCTGCATCTGCATTTGCTTTTGAAGTTGATAGGATTGATTCAGGATAGTATCCGTTTCGGGATTGAATTTTCGTCCAGAGTATTTTTCAAAAATATCCTCTAAGCAAACCATACCGTTTTGAATCTTCTTAGCATCAATCTCGACCTGTCTGCCTTCATCCTCTGCATCCACACCAGTAAAGACAAATTCAAAATCTTCATCCATTTCAGAAACAAGATAGTAATTGATTACTTCTTGTAAGAATACAAGGATAGGTTTCAATCCTTTGTCTTTGGAGTGCTGCAATCGTTCTTTCTGACCGGCTTGTCCGAATATATTAGTCTGGTCTTTGAATTGGAAACCAAGTTCAGATGGATCGATACGATATACAGCACAGGACATAACCAACAGGAACTTTAACCAATCACTAAACTCCATGTCACGGTTGGTATTCTTGCTTAAATCTAACCACTGGAGGTCTAACCCATTGATAATGGGCGTTCTATGACTATTACGTGTACCCACCATAGTCTGTTGCCAAGCCTGTCTGAACTCATCCAAAGAAGATTGAGATATGTTCGGACTCTTAACATTTATGATTCCTTTCGGGCTTGACCCCTTAGAAAAATACGATCCATTATATTCAAATCCCCACAATATCCATGTCATAATACTGGACAAAGTTTCCAATTCAGAAGTGCCATACCCGTTCTTATAAATGTTAGTGGATTTGTTTCGGATACCTATTCCAAGTTCCCAAGGATAGAAGATCACGCTTTCATGCGTAACAGGATTTTCCATGATCTGCCCTTGCCATGCCATACAATATTTAGGAAGATAACCTTTGAAACGGTACTTTTCAAACTCGTCTCGGAACTTAGGGTCAATACTGTCCAAGAAACGGATCAAAGAAGCATCTACGGCACGATATCTCGCCAAATTCCATGATCTGTCCCTTACAATCTCAAAGGCAAGCTGATCAAGTGTTAAACTGTCAAACACAACTTTTCTCCCAAAATCCTGAAATGTATCAAAAGATTCCCATTTGTCATGGAAACCGCCTTCTTCCAAGAATTTACGAATATAGGCTATCTTTATCTGATCTTCTCTTGAATGTTCTGTACTTTGTTTCTCAAAAGGATTTCTTTTTCTTCGGATAGTGTAACCTTCTTTCTGTTCATCTGTTGAAAAATGCAAGAAATTCTGTACCTGTTCAACACGGGTATTCACCACAGCCCGGACAACAAAAATGTCCCCCATCCTTCGAAGTACTTCAAAAGGAAGCGACCCGTAAAACATAGGGTCTTTATATCCTCTTCCCGTATCACTTGCTTCATCTGGATTAAAGAACACAGCCTTTACATTGTCCTGTCTTTGATTGACATTATCCAGGTACAAATTAGCTTTTAAAAGATTTTCCAAATCATCAGAACGAGACATCTGCTGTAATTTGGATTGAAGCAAAGTAGGAAGAGTTTTCTGCAATCCTACAATATCTTCCAAAGAAAGGCTGGCCAGACCCTTTAACAGGTCTGACTTTCCTTGATTTTTATTTTTGTCTCTTTTCCTACTCACGTCAATAAAAAATTAAGCGGAAGTGCCTGCTGCCTGTGATAGCGTAATTGTTATTTGCTTTGTTCCTTCCGATTGTTTTACAACTGCTGACCCTTCTCTTGCTGTACCAGTATTGACCGCTGCTACAACGGAATATTCGGTTGTTCCTTTCGAAAAACCTGTACCGGAAACTGTCGTAGTATAATTCACAGCCACAGGACTACCACTATTCTTTCCATTTACCGTCTTTTGTTTTGTAGAAGAAATAGAAAGAGTTTTTGTTTCACCCGTAGCAACAAATTCCACTCTTGAAGGGTTTGAAGTCAAATTATAAGTATAAGCAACGGTTGCTTTAGGTTGACTTAAATTAATCGTAATTGATTTTGCGTCCGACCCTTCTTGTGTCACAACAAGAGTTCCTGTTCTTCCGGTAGTCTCATTTGTATTTTCAGTGGCGGAAACAGTATAATTTGCTCCCGATTGAGTTTTCAAAGAGAAACCCGTACCGGTTACCTTTCCTGTAGTATTTACGGTAGTTGGGGAACCACTGTTCTTACCGTTCAGCTTCTTTTGTCTGGTAGAAGTGATTGTGACCACTTGATCACCTGCCGTTGCAGCAAAAGTAAGAGTTGTCTTATTGGCTGTAATCGTATTTTCATAAGTAATAACAGATGCAGCTTGACTTAAAGAAATGGTTGCTGTTTTTCCACTCTCATTCTGAATGATTGTAGCTGTACCAGTTCTTTGCTTGTCAGTAGGATTCTCTGTAGCAGAAATTTGACTTATTCCCGCATTACCCGAAAAACCTGTACCGGAAACTGTCGTAGTATAATTCACAGCCACAGGACTACCA